TACCAGACACCTTGCATTGAGGCTCAACGCATTCCGGGGCTTCCCAATTGGCAGGGTCTTGGCATTCATAACGGTAACCACCGTCATAACCACACCCCGCCAATACGAGAAACAGCGCGAAAAGCGTTTTTCGCATTAGTTACTTAGCTGCCTTTTTTGCAGGAGCTTTCTTAGCAACAGCTTTTTTTGCTGGTGCTTTAGCGACTACAGGAGCAGCTTCAAGAGCCTTATTCGCTACCTGAAGCAACAGGGCTGTGTTCTTGTCACCGATTTTGGTGGACAGAACCGACAATCCTGCGGCTACTGCTGGTAACAGAACTGCGATCAGTTCCGGGGCAAGATCCACTTTGGCTGCCACGTAGGTGACAATACCTAGAGCAAGACCTTTAATAGCGGCATCTGCGTGACTAGCTTCCAATTTATTCATTTTCATCCTTCTTAAGAACGGCACCAACGAGATGAATCGCTGTACCTATGAGTGTTATCCATATTCCCCAAGTACGGGTACTACCTGAAAGGGTGATTAGGACTAGCCCAGTTCCACAGGTCGTCAACACAAGTCCGTGTATCTCACCTAGAAACTTTTGCACTATTACTCCTAAACCGATCCTGAGTTAGGAGCCATGATAAACGGCCCTAAAGGGCTGATCGCATAGATAAGGGTTTAGACCCTCACCCTCCTAGAAGCCACTACTGGAGCGGAAATAAGCACACCTGTGCCTGCAACAACAACACGGCGCGTACCAACATCAATCATGGAATCCAAAGGGTAATAACCATCAAACACCCCACCAAAAACATTGATTTCCTCTTGGAACGCATCACGAACCTCAACAGGAGCATCCTGAACCGCTGCGGTAATCTCCTCACCATTCTCAGCTGTTAAAGCCCCCTCATCAACAGACCCAAACACCTCTGTTGCCTGCTCCCCGGAAACCGACTCCAACACTTTCGCGCTAGAAACCAACTCGACAGCCTGCTCAGAAGCAACACCCCCCTCCTGCCCAATCACCAAATCCACAACCTGAGCAACCTGATCGTTAGTGATCGCATCAGAACTCAACACATTGACCACCTCAGCAAAGCGTTCCTCAGTCAAAGGCGTATCCAACACAGCCGAAAAAGTCTCCACCAAAACCTTGTCAGAAATCTGCTCATCAAAGATCGCATCCAATACCGTCTTAAACTCCTCGGTAGATAACGGCTGATCCAACACCTGTTGGGCTAACTCAATAGTCGCCTCATCCGAAAGATCCGCGTCAAACACCGAATCCAAAACCGTTGCCAGTTCACGTACAGAAAGATCAGCCTCCACCAAACTGTCCAAAGCAGCTGACATAACCTCAACAGTCGCATCCTCCGTAAACACAGCATCCACAACACTTTCCAACTGTGCGACCGTAACATCGCTAGTCAAAATCTCGTCAATAGCTGCCGACACTTCTTCAGCGGAAGCATCCGGGGTAAACGATTCTTCAATGATCGCATCAAGAACCGTGTCTAAAATCGGTTCATCAACAACTATTTCTGTATCCTGAGGCAATGGCTCAACAACCGTTGTAGGAGGGATTTCAAATGTTGGATCTAATTCAACTGGCATTTCTGTGGTTACAGGAGGATCCTCTTGGGGTAGTGGCGTTTCTATCGGTTCTTCGACTATTGTGGTTGTCGTGCCAGTTGGCACCCAAACGGTCGTGGGAGGCGTAGATGGAATGGTGGGGATGGTTGTTGGTGTCACCGATGTGGTGGTTGTTTCTTCTAATGTTGTGGTCGTTTGTGGCTGAGAAGAAGAGGAAGAGGAAGAAGTAGATGAGGTTGGCAGGGTTGTTTCTGTTGTTGTTTGTGGTACTCCCGTTGTATTGGGCAGGGAAGTAGTTGTTGTTGTCGTTGTTGATGCTTCCGTTGTTGTGGTTTCAAGGATGGAAGTTGTCGTTGTTGTTTGAGCTGCAGTCCACAAAGACAGGTTGCTGATCGTCAAGTTTCCCGGCTGACAACAAGAATCCGTTGAATACTGCCTGAAAGTAAAAACATCCCCCTCAACAACAGGGATAGATAGCGAGCCAGTCGCATTGTTTTGTTGAGTTAACAAAACATAGTTGCCATTAACCGCGTACTGTGGTGGGTCATACACCCAACCGTCAAAGGTTTGATAAGCCCAAGTGAAATCTACGGTGTCCACCCCTTCCGGGATAACAGTCTCAATCTTCACCCAATTAGACCCCTGACAACCACCACCATCAGGGCCATACAGAACAATGCTGTTGTCCACCACATCAACCGAACCAGTAATACAAGACTGTGATGCAGTCCAATTACCCAACGCATCAGCTTTCACCCTGCTAACAGGGATAAACAAAGCCAACAACAGAACAGGAACAAACGTAAACCATCGAGAAAAACGCATCACAATGCGTTATTTCTAGCCTAAATCTAGGTTGCTTGTTTCTTGAGTGGGTTTAGCGAATAGCGCAAACCGTATTACGAAAATGAAGATCAGACAACTGGTATTTCAACCCATGCCAATGTTTCTTCATCCCACATATAGTCGCCTTCAGGTTTTGGTGTCGGTGCCTGCCAATCATAATTTTCATCTAGCGACCAAGATGGAAATGGTTGTGGCGCAACAAACACATCAGCATCAGCATCATAAGTAAAACCAATACCTGCATATTGTTTGCGGATGTTGTTGTTGTATGAAGTGCGAACACAGACTTGCCCTCGAAAGTTGCCGTACCACTCTTCCGGGTTCAAACCATCAAGCAATTCATTTTCGTCTTTACCAACAATTACTTCTGTCACAATGTTGTTGTTATCAAGAAAAGCGTAATGTGCCATCAGAAAGTCACCGAACCTGTACCAGCAGTAAACGTGTAAACACGATAACCGCTACGACTTGAAGTGCTAACCGAATAAGTTAAACCTGCACCGATTGTTGTTATAGCAGGATATGTGCTTTCGTAGGCAATAATAACTACACCAGAACCACCGTTTCCACCTATTGTTGTTCCACCAGCACTAGCGGCTCCACCACCACCGCCACCCGTGTTGCCAGTTCCTGCCCCACCATTTCCTGATCCAGAACCATTGCCGCCACCACCTGAACCACCTGATGTTGCTCCAACATAATGACCTGCACCGCAACCACCACCACCAGCACGTGTTGTTGCAACTCCATCTATTGATGACGATGAACCAGTACCACCATTACCTCCTGTTGTTCCTGCAGCACCTGCACCACCGCCTGAACCTCCGTAATAAGGATTTGCGTTATACCCTGCACCACCATCGTTTCCTTGTGATGGGCTAGTTGAAGGGGTATTACCCAAACCAGCAGCCGCGTCAGTATTTCCACCGCCACCGCCACCAGAACCACCATCTCGTTGAGTATTCAACGTACCGCTACCACTAGAAGCACCACCACCACCAGTCGAAGTGATGCTTGAAAGAATACTGCTGTTACCCCTAGTGGAGTTAGAATATGTTGAACCAGTACCACCTGCACCAACTGTTACGGTAAATGATCCAGTTGGGGTTGTGAAGCTTGCTGAAGTTCTGTACCCACCAGCACCGCCACCACCACCTGCGCGTGAAAGACCTCCATCTGAACCACGACCACCACCGCCACCAGCAATTACAAGATATTCAAATGTTGGTGCAATATAAATCGGAGCTACAGATGTAGCTGTAGTTGTACCACTCGCATAACCAAAAAGGTTTTGCGCGGAAGAACTACTCACATAACCAAGAGGCCTAGACATTGACCACTCCAACCTTTTTACGAACGTCGTGCATACCATCCAAACCGTACACAGAATCATTTTCTTGGTTCACATTGACAACATTATCAAAATCATGTTCAAAAAATGGCAGGCCCAAAAACTCGTAAATCCGGGTTAATTCTTGATTCGGGTGAGAAACCAAATCATCGTAATCAACAAAAAGAAACATATCCGAATCATTTTCTAGCATCGCATGGTTCAAACCAATAGCAGCGATTTGTAATTCCTCAGCAAAAACGGAAGAAAAAAAATCATCACGGCCGTTATCAGCGAATAAACGGACAAAAGATGTTTCAATATCTTCAAGTTTTCTTGTGCAACACACAATTTTTGGGTCTTCAGAAATATATTTTTTAATCAGACCGATATTCAACGGCAATGTCCATGCTCGACACTTATCAATAACGACAGGTCTTTCAACATCAGAGTAATAAATACTAGGAATCTCTTTAACAAGCTCCGAAACATCGCGGCTATTTCCGCTTAATTTATTTGTTCGTTCAACAGACTGGCTTACATTCCACATTAAATCGCATAAACCTGACACACCTTCAGTATGAATATCCGGGTTTTGATACAAAATACTTGTTAATAAGGTGCTACCACTTCGCGGTAGTCCTGAAATGAAATGAAGTTTCATTTTTATTGTTCAATCCACTCGCCATTTTCTTCATCCCAAATCCAACGTTCAACCTCATAAGGCGTACCATCAAGCCAATTTTTCGTCAAGATTTCTTCACTCGGTTTCGGAACTGGTGGATTCCATTTGCGTTGCTCTTGGCTAAAAGTCCAAGAGTCAAATGGTTGAGCCAATGAAAATGTGTTGGTATCTGAAAAATAAAAACCACCAATATGTGCGACATTATTCATATCGGTTGCCACATATGTAAATCCATCTTGTGCAACTTCTGATATTTTATTTTCTTCAGCAACAATGACGTTTACAACTTTGTTGTCGTTATTTATTTGCGCCCAATTCATTAGAGTGCATACCTCACAATAACTATTCCACCAGTTGCAGAACCGTAGTATCCATATGTTCCTGTTCCGCTACAGGCACCACTTCCATATCCTTTTGCCCCAACAACAGGTGTATTGTATGTTGAACCAAATCCTCCTGTGTAGTTTCCAACAACACCTTGACCAACCCCCCATACACCTTGGTAGCCTGCGTAACCATAGCCCATCCCCCCCCAAGCAATAGCCACATTTTCAATTATTGTGTTTGTATATTGACTAGATGCAGAAGGTGCGCGAAGAAGGTCAAAAAAACTAAAATTAGTTAAATCATTTGGTAAAGCAAACCCTGTGCCAACACGTCCTGAAACATCCCTGTTTCCACCCCCGTATGGTGCGCCTTGAGCTCCAGCAAGTGCGGCAGATGTTGCTCCGCCTCCAGAACCAGAAGACCCTCCTTCACTATTTCTCCCTGTCGCTCCAGCATAACCTTCAACGGGTGTGTATGAACCAGCGTTACCTGCGGCACCAGAGTTTGTTGAATATGCACCGCCACCAGAACCACCTGATGCAGCAGCCTGACTTGCTGTTCCACCACGACCACCACCTGTAGCAGAAATAGTTGTTGATGAAGTAACAATAGAACTATTCCCGCCATTGGTCGGTGTTGTGTTGTGGGATGTTCCTGCTGCTCCAACTGTAACTGCATAAGAGTTCCCGACAACAAATGTTGCCGCAATTAAGTTACGAACTCCACCTGCACCTCCACCACCACCACCAGCACCAGCACCGCCACCACCAGCAACGACAATTACATCTGCCGATGTTGTTGAGGCCACAAAGGTTCCAGAAGCAGTAAAAATTGCGTAACGGTAAGAGCTACCTGTGTAGTAGTAAGGCGAAGATCCATAACCCATCGCATAGGCAGGAACTGCCGTGCTTACCGTCGAACTGACGTAACCTAACTGCCTACGATCAGCCATAGGTTATGCCGAGATTCTATTAACAAACCCGTGAAGAACAATCACATCGGCTGTAGCAGCAAATGCTTTAACAATTTTTGCAGTCGCATTTCCTTGCAACAAAAGACCCGGAATGATCGTCACTAAACCAGCCTCAGGCAAAACGGTCACCTCAATGTTTCCATCAGGCGCGGTTGTTGAACCCCACTCAATCGTCAACTTGACCGAAGATGTAGAAGTGTTAATCGCATACAACCAGATTTCATCAATATCTGTGGTCGTAGTTGAAGCCGTATGAATTGTTGTACCAGCCGTAGCCGTAGCAGCAACCTTGATGCCCAAGCCAGTACCCGTAGTACCGCCTGTAGGTTCTAATGTTTTCTTTGTATATGTTGCCACAATGACTCCTAACTAAAGACTTGAACTTGCAGAATGTCTGCACCACCACCAACAGAAACCCACGCGGAGCCGTTATATACGGACACCGTGTTTGAATCCATCAAATAACTCATCATCCCCTCGGCCAAAGTTGCCTCGCCAGCACCGCCAAAAGCGGCCGTACGTGCAGCTTCGTCAGCGAAACGCATGACGGTTTGATCCATTAGGTAGGTATTAACCTGTGCGGCGGTCAATACGTCGCCCGCCACGAAAAGCTTAGATCCTGCTCCTGCCATAGTGCGCCTATCTTATGTAACGGAGATAAAGCATTTATATATAGTGGCGATTAGTTATCAAGGGTATTTGTGTCCAATAAGCCCTTGGTTACGCTGTCCAAAATGACCACCGAACTATTCAAACCTGTAGCGGTCGATGCCCCAACCCCTGACCCTATGGCTGTTCTAACCTTGTCACTAATCCAAGTTGCCGTATCTCCAGCAGTTGCCCCACCACCCCCGGAAGCGGTCACGAAACGATAGTTGTACTCACCCAACGCATTTGTGTCCAACAAACCAGTCGTAGCATCGTCTAAGCGCAAAAGAGCAATAATTTGCCAATCACCTGTTCCTGTTGATGTGCCAGAACCTGTTGCTGTTCTTAGTACAGTTCTCAAACCATCACTTGAAGAAGATCCAGTACCGTCACCTGTCGCATCACGCGGAGCAATATGCAAGCCCGTAGCCGAATCCCCGGCAGTAGCCGACCCAGAACCGACAGCGGTGCGGTCAGCGATATGCAAACCAACAGCCGTACCCCCTGATGTGCCTGACCCGGTAGCTGTTCTAGTGAATGTCTCAAACGAAGCAGGAGCAAGCTTGTAGGAGACAGTATGGCTTTGGGCCGTAATCACATGCTCAATATGTTCAATAGTGACGTTCTGATAGATGGTGGAAGGGCTGCCAATAGCATAAGTTTTAAGCACTCGAATATCAGAACCGATATCAAGATCAATGATCTGTTGCTGTTCAGCAGGAGACACCAAAGCCCCGGCAAACTGGACTTCCAAACCGTCAAAACGGTAACTAGGAATACTGTAAAGAGACAGCAAATAATCCGCTAAATCTTGTGCATCCGAGTCAGAACACAACAAATTGTTTACCGAAAGAGCTGCGATACCAAAAGTAGATTGGCTAGTCGCATCGTCAGCCACTCCGGGGTTGATTGAGTCAATTGGCGTACAGATAACACGGTTGTAGAGGTTTTCTTGCCCATAAACAATGGACAATCGGTTGTATTCGCTTCCAACCCCATCATCGCTGAAATAGTGGTCAATCGTTGGTGATCCTGTGACGCGACTGCCAAAGAAAAGTGTTCCATCACCCTTGACAACCAAAACGCCACGTTCTGTGGCCGCTACAGCTTGCAACGCATCTAAAGCCCTTGTGCCAAAGGCAATAGGGTCATCAAGACAGGTAATAGTTCCTGACTCAATATCTGTCGTACCTGAAAACCCGATTTCCGGGAGATCCAAAATCGCTGAAACTCTTGCGCCGCTTAACTGGCTAGTTGGCAAATACTCATCCAAATACGCATTCGCCAACAACACGAAATCATCGGCCACATCAATAGTCACCGTTGACCGCGTTATCGGTGAACTTGTTGGATCATAAGAAATATCAATATCGGTAATTCGACCTGTAAAAATCGCTGTGCTGCCATAATAAACGGTCACTTTGCGGCGAATCGTGACACCAGAAGTATCGGTTACTGGGTCGTAATAGCGAGATTGAGTGTTTTTAGGGTCTAATTCACGGTCATTATTGGTCAAAACCAAGGTCATAATCCCGGCTTGAAAATCCTGAAACTGGTCATGGCGACCGCGAGAAATGCGTATTTCCTGAACTCGATCAGTAATGTCATCTGTCGTTCTGCCATCCAAATAGCAGTTTCCACCCAAAACACCTAACGATGAGTCATCTAGGGTGAACTCGTTTGAGGGTAAAGCGAGATCTGCCAAAACACTATAAGTACCGCCCCAAGGCATTAACTGTGGCATGTTACTGAGTCTTTACAGGTATTTTGCCGTTACGTCGTTGGTAGCGAATCAGCTCATTAACAATCGCATCACCAATAGAAGCACCATCAGCCCCCATCCCGGCGTTCACCGTGATATTGATTGGTTGGCCACCGCCCATCATCCGCTCCAAACGATCCATAGGGATAATAGCTTCTGGACCCTTTTCGCCAATCATGCCGATCTGCGGCGAAGTGATCAGGCCGCCTTTCGCATGGGTCAAACCTTGAGCCTTGAAAGCCGCGTAAAGGTTCGGGAAAGCAATCTTTGCTGAAGCAACAGGCGTACTTGACTTCAATGCCCCTGCTTCCGGGTGAAGATCTCGGACAGCAGAAATGAAAGAACCGTACTTGCCAGAAGCTGCAACGGCTTTAGCGGCTGAAATCTTATCAGCAACCGTTTTTGGCGGTGCGCCTGTAGTTGCGTCTTTTCCAGCCAAATCAGTCAACTCAGGGATAGTTAAGTCAGGCATGGAATCTTGCAACGCTTCCAATCTTGCTTCCAAACCATCAACAAGTTTCTGAGCCAAAGCAATACCAGCATCATAGAAAGTTGAACCAAGCAAAGTCTTGAGATTTTCAGCCGTTTCAAGCAACGAGTTTTCAATCTTTGTTGACGTTGCAACAGCCTCAGAACCGCCATCCAACAAGGCTTGCGCGATCTCTGAACCAGCCTCAACACCAGCATTAAGAACCTGCTGGATAGCACCCGGAGAGAAACCAGCAGCAATCAGTTGCTTAATCTTCTCGGCAAAAGCAGTCGCATTCTGAGCCTGTGCAGCCAACGCCGCAATGAAATCAGCACCAACTCGATCACCAACCTTGAAATACTGGTCAGCAACCTTCAAACCAGCCTTCTCTGAAACCTCGCCAATCTCCGTAAACAGTCTGTTTGTCTCAGCAACAGCAGCCGAACCACCAGCAATCAGTTCATCTGCCATCAAACCGCCCGTAACAGCACCAGCCTGAATAATCTGATCCATACCATCTTTAGACAAGCCCATCGTCAACAACTGTTGAATCTTGCCTGCAAAACCCTTTGCCTGCTCAACCTGAGCGCGTAACTGATCCAAGAACGAAATCTGTTTCGCCTGAGCAGCCGAAGCCTTATCAGTCGCATCAGCCAAAGCTTCTTGCGCCGGGATCAGGTCAATAGCAGCCTTTTGGATTTCCTCAAAAGCCTCACGGCGAGCCTTTCGACCAGAAGCGTTTGAATACTTATCAATCGCATCATTGAACTTTTGGTTGGCAGTATCGGCCATGTCCTGTGCTTTAGCAAGGTTCTCGTTAGCCGTAACAAGATCCTGTGCGGCTGACTGTTGCTTAGAAATAGCGTCAGACATGCTCAAAATAGACGAAATTGAATCCCCAACAGACTTGGCATAATCATCATGGATTTGCCTTGCTTCCTCAATCTTTTCGTTGTATTCGTCAGCCTTTTGTTTAGCGACAGACATAGCATTGCCGAAATCAAAAGCACCCATAATCGCGTCATCAGTAGCCGATCGAAGAGCATCCAGCTTGGCTTTCAACTCTTCCAACTTCTTAGAAGCCGCCTCAATAGCAACGTTGTATTTCTTGGTGATCTGCTCAATCAACTTCTCTTTTTGCTTCTGCAACGCTTTATCAGCATCCCCGGCTTTCTTAGACGCATCGCTTACTCGCGTCAAACTTCCAGCAACAGAGTCATAAGCCTTAGATTCCTTCTCCAAAACAGCCAAAGTCGCATTCAACTGAGCCAAATAGCGAGCTTGAGTATCGTCACGCGACTTAGCAGGGTTCATCAACTCCAAAGCCTTGACAACAGCAGCGATCTTTTCCTTCACCCCGGTGATATCGGCATCAATCATCACCTTTGTGCGAAGACCTGACAGGAGGTTCATTGACTCCAAAATCGCGTTAATCTGCTCATCGGTAGCCTTACCAGCCTTTGCTGACCTGATAAAGCCTTCAATCATCACCGAACTAGCAGCGGCAATCTCTTCCTTACCCTTGCCCATGTTATACATGGCCGCTGAGTTCTTGTTGATCTGCTCAAACAGGTCAAAACCAGCACTCGTTAACGAATCAAAGTCTCCACGTGCAGCTTTAGCAGCATCTTGCACACCAGTCATCGCCTCGCGCATCTCATACCAAGTCTTCGCATTGGCAACAGCGTCATAGTTCTCGATACCAAACATGGCTTTAGCCATTTCCTCAGCCGTAGCCTTGCCATCCTCGGCGGCAGCCTTAAACTCCTTCAAACGGTCAATCATCGTGGAAACAGCCATCTCAGCCTTTTCAGTTTCCTTAGCAACCTTCTTCTCTGCATCAGAAGTCTTATTTAGTTCTTTACCGACCGCATTCAAAATATCCAAATATGTTTGGTCTGTTGCCACTTTCCCAGCAGCTTTCAACTCAGCTTCCGTTGTGGCCTGAATGTTTCTGACAATCTGTGCTTCTTCCTTACCTAAAGCAACAACCGCGTCTAAGTGACCCTGAACGAAATCTTTGATACTGGTTTTCTCTGCCTGATCATCAAGTTCTTCAATCTGTGCAGCAAGATCTTTATATTGAGCTGATACTTCACCGATAACAGTACCGTTGTCGTCATATGCACTAACAGCACTTGCAATATCTTTTGCTCCCGCAACACTTGCACCAGCCATAATTGCCATCGCATAAGCAGCGTCATAAGAGCTCTTATTGAAAGCCATCAAAGTAGGAATAGCGTCTTCTTGGCTGGCGTTCACATAGTTCAAAGCAGAAGATAGTTTTTCTCCATCTTCCCCGGTTTTAAGAATCGTTTTTCCAAGTTGCTCCGTAGAAGACAAATACTGAGACAATGCTTCTTTATTTTTCTTCAAACTAGCGACTTGTGTATCAATAGCCTCAGTTAATGCTTTAGTACGTTCCTCAACCTGTTTATTACGGTTAGAGAATGCAGTAAATATCTTGAAAACAGCGTAAAGGGCAATTGCGATCAACAACATCGGAAGCACCGAAGCCATAAAGTTGAGAGCCGCAGTTTTCATAGCCATAAAGCCCTGAACGGTCATAGCCGTGAAAGCCTGCATCCCGGTAGCACCAAATCGACTAGCGGTAGCAAAATACTCCACCATCCCGGAAGCAAACATCGTGGCTTTACCAAACAACATTTGTGCGGTAGTCGCCGTACCTGTAGCAATCGCACTCTGGGCTGCAGCAACCTTCTGCATTACCAAAGCGGCAACAAACTTGACACCAATGAGGATAATTAAAGGCTCAAGCAAAGGCCCCATCATCTCAAGCACAGAAGCAAACGCATAGAACGCGCCAGAAACAACTGTAATAACCCCTGCAAGTGGCCCAGCCAACACCTCAACAATGCTTGAAATGCCTTCCAAAATCGCTTCTGCAGCCCGACCAATAGCCTTGCTGAACTTAAGGAAAGCAGGAACTAATGGAACTGCAGCCTTCGCTACGCGAGAAAAACTGTCTCGAAGTTTAGGGTTCAAAGCAACAAGCACACCGATACCAGCAACTACCGGGTTCAAACCGCCTGCCAAGCCCTTCAAAGGTGTCATTAGCAAAAGACTCTTACCAGCCATCGTTGTTATAGCGGTTGCGGCAGCCATCAACATTGGCGTGAACTTGCTAATGGACTCTCCTAATCCATCAACATCAAGTTTCGCATCTTTGAAGTTTTTAATCATTGCGGCTAACTTCTCAATACCAGCCGTAAATGGGGCAAACAGCATCGTCATAGCGGTTGTCAACTCGCTAACAACTGGATATAAAGCCCCGCCTTCACGAAGTAACTTTGAAAACCCGGAGAACAAGTCATATGAGGCTTTAATCATTGGGCCGAAACCAGCAAGCAACGCATTACCCATCGCCACCTGCATATCGTTCACAATTCGAGGGAACGAACGTAGAACCTTTCCGGGTTCTTGCATGGCCGCCGTGTAAACACCAGCAACCTTTGCACCTTCATCCATGATCAGGTTGATAATTGCCTGTTGACGCTCTTGAGCGTTCAAAGTGTTTGAGGTTTTACCGATTTCTAATGCGTAACGGGCATAACCTGCTGAAGCTTGCTCTGAAACACCAGCAGATTTGAGCAACATACTGTTACCCGTTTTGATAGCACGGGTCAGAATCATTGCCGTATCGGTTGAGTTCTTTTGCGAAATAACCGCCAAGTCCTGTGCTACACGCGCAACTTTGGAGGCTTCAGCCATATCAAGGTTGCCTTGAGCAAACTCAATAGCCATCTGCTGTGCGGCAGCCATCTCAATACCGTTGTCACGGATGGCGTTAGCAGCCGATTTAATGTTTTTTGCACCGATCCCGGTGGACTTACCAATCGCATCAATAGCGACGTTCAACTCCGAAACACGGGCGGCAGCTTGGAATGATGCTTTGCCCCATTTGACAAGGGCAAAAGCAGCACCACCAATAACAGCCCCGGCAGCGACTAAGCCTTTATTTACGCCACCAACGGTTTGATTTAACTGATTTGCAGAGGATGAGGCTTGTTGAAAAGCCTTGGTGAAGCCATCGTCAATCGCACGTAAGTGCGCTATAACTTGGATATCTTCGGCCATTTAATCACCTCCTGCGTTTGCTTGCTTGTTCAGCCTCGTAAGCCCTTAACTTGTATAGGGCGGCCCACTCGACTATTTCGGCAGAGGTGATTGGGAGATGGGCAGGTGAGCCGTACAAAAGTTCAGCCACCGTGCGCCCCAACTTCTCCGCTAGTTCGAAGAGGAACCGCCGTTCTGTGTTGATGAGGAGTCTTTTCCCGCTACATCAATGGCATCAGCACCAAAACCCGACAATCGCATAGCGACCGTGTTGATCTTCTCCAACGCCGCGCCATTCTTGGACATGATGGTGTCCTTGTCAGCGTGGGTAAACACAGGTTCGCCCGTTTCCGGGTCGTAAACGCATGTGACAACGACTTCTGGCATCATCTTCGCAAAGTTGACATTGCCATTGTTGTCGGCTGCATCCTGAACAATCGCTGCGCGAGCAGCTCCGCTCATACCTCTAACTTCTACTTCGACACCCCATTGGTCAATCTTGACGATTTCTCGTTGAAGGTCATCTACTGCAATAATGCGGTCACGTAAGGACACGATATTTCTCCTGTGTTTGTTGGTTTTTGGGTTTATGATTTGCCTATTGGCTTATCACGACCAAGTGGTGCGAGTGATTTGACCCGTCACTTGGAAATCTGCTGTTGCCTGAACTGCGTCACCAACGGAAGCCGAGGTGTTGTATGAGGTCATAATGCACTCGCCTGTGTACTTCACAGCACCTGAAGCCGAACCTGCTGGGCCGTATTCAAAGGAAAGAGTTGCTGATTGACCGAGAACTGCTGCAAGGGTTGTGTCTGCTGTTGCATCAAACAAACCTGACGCGCTGAAAGTCGCATCCGACAAGCCAACGATGTAGGTCTTTGCTGAACCAGCAACACCGAAAGTCGTGGTTTCCGCTGTCTCAATTGAGCGAGATAGCGAAACGTCGTTTAGATATGGGGAATAGTCAACGAGCGAACCCGAAGCGTTGTCCAACTTGAATACTGCTGATTTGCCATGTACGAATGCCACGATTTACCTCCGGGCGAATGAAACTTGATATGTGATTGAGCCTGTACCTGCGGAAAGCGTGTTTTGCGCCCTCAGGTATCGGTTTACGGTGGTGCCAGCCGCAACTGCGACCCGTTCCGAAGTTGTAACCGTTGTTGCTACAACGGTAAATGTTGCCAAGTCAGCCCAAGTTGAGTTGTCTGACGAGTGTTGAACCTTGATAGTCGCATTAGCAGATCGGCTGTTTACAGTCACATGAAGTTGTGCCAAACCACCATTTGCGGTCGAAGCCGAGTTATCTACCGAAGTGCTGTTTGTGGTTGACGAAATAGAGGCAAGGGAAGCAAGGGAAACGCCATGATCAATGCCACCATCAGCTTGAGCGTCATAGGAAACCGAAACAACATCGCCAACAGGTGCGGAAACCGAATATGAGGTTGTCTTTGCCAAAAGCAATTTGACCTTGTTCCCAATGGTTGAACCTTCCGGGAAGAAAGAAACAGGGGCATTGGTATCAGAACCGACAGAAGCTGTAATGACTTCATCAACAGCGTTCGCATCACCGTCAAACATCCCGGAAGCCGACACAGTACCGTCTTTCAAGCCTGTGATATAGGTTTTCGCTGAACCAGCGACACCAAACGTGGTGGTTTCAGCTGTTTCTACGGAGTTTGAAATTGAGCCATCGTTCAGAAAGGCACTTAGATCATAAGCACCGTGCAGAATTGAAGCACCTTTTCCATGAATAAAGGCCATTACTTTTCCTCCGAATCAATCGCATCAGCAACAATTGGGGCAGCCTCTTCAACGACTGGAGCAGGCTCTGGTTTAACTTCGACTTTTGCCTTGGTAGAACCATCAGCAAGTTCAATAATTCCTTGTTCTTTAAGCCAAGAAATAGACTTTGATGGAATGTCGTCAACGATCTCGCCTGCTTCAACGCGGCGATCTAGGTAATCTAACCCTTGTTTTACGAGGTATTTCGGCATCTGTACTCCTGATAGTGGCACGTGGCTCTACCCCGGATACCGACCTGACCACAAGGGTACGAACGGGCGATGCCGAGGTCACGAGGACACGAAGAACTATCAGGACTTTACATCGCATCAGCCATAAGGCCGACTGTATATGGCTTTAGTTCACACTCCAAGGTTTCCAACCTGCAACATCAAACAGCAATCTGCCTGCCTTCAAGTTAGTAAACGCATCCAACAACGGTTCTTGAGTGCAGATCTTCATTTGCTTACACACCAACCCTGCATATTGGGCGTGGTCTTTCTTCCAATGAACTCCGTTGATCTGTAGAAGTCCACTATCTGAAGGGTGGCTCATGGTCAGCATTTTTACGATGTTGCAGTTTTTGTCAACTGCCGAACCACCAATCCGGGCAGGGCAACAACCTGACTCGCGAGCAATAATGTGCATCAAGCGAGGGATCTGCTTCTCCTGCCACCCGGCAGCCAAAGCCACAGGGGGAATCCAAGAACAATCACCGTGCTGATAAACCTCAGGCAAAACATATGCCGGGTTTTTGGCTTCCAAAGCTGAAAGCGAAACATGGGGGGCTGGGTTAGCAATCTCTGGGGCTGAAGCCGCCTGAACTGCTGAAATCAAGCCAATAACAGTACTTAATATGGTTACCGCTGTTGCGGTTAAAAACATTTTCTTCATCGGTTACCTCCGAGAATCGAGTAATAAGGGCAGGCTAAACGCATTAGGTAATGCGAAGCCATCAATCTTTTTGTTTTACCTCCTGATGGAGTTCTACGTATGGGATTGGCACCTCGCAAGGTGCGCTGTCACTTTCAACCTGTCTAACGACCCTCCCAAGTCGCTCAAACCGCTTGGTAGATCTTACAGACCTAAATCACCCAAGGCAAGCACTTCAGGCCCCGTTTTTGGCTTTGCAGCGATGGCAAACAATAACCCAAGGTCTAGTAACCGAGACTGCAAGCATCTTTTTACACCTCCAGCAACGCGGTTCTGAATCTCCTGTAACCCCTTTGCCATAAGCATTTACAGGGATTTCCGGGTTATCTACCCCAGCCATACGGTGAAATCGCATCCGATAAGAGCTCGGTCGTCACCGTCTCGACTCAATGGATAAACCTCAGAAGTCGCCAACATCGTCAAAATACCCACCCCAGAAAGGGTTGTATTCCTTATAGCCCCAAGAACATTGCGAACAGCAACTGCCTTGGCGCGAGCCGTTGGATAATCGTTTCGTGCAGCTCGACAGATCACCCGGATACGTTGATGATCAATCGCATACACCCCAGATCCGAACGTGTGATCAGGGCCGCCACCATCCGATTCATAAAGGGTTACACAAGCATCAGGGGCATCCGGGGCGCGAGACAAGAAAATGTCTGTAGCCAAAGTACCTTGCCCCTGAGCAGCAAGATATGTACCCAACGCATCCAAAATAGCCATCAGTTAGGTCCCTCGGTAGAAGCCCTGTCAATTAGAGCCTGTATTCGTTGAGCCAAACGAGCCGATAAACCAACAGAAGCAGCCAACATTGGATCTTCCAAATAGTGCGATTTGCGACCCGGAGCATGTTTGAAGTCTTCGTTTTCGTGCTGGATAATCGCATAGTTCACTAACTGACCGCCGCCTGCAACCCCACCATAAGTGATTTCGACTGAAGTGGTTTTGCCAACCATAAATGGCTCATGCACTCGACCAGAGGAAGCCAAAGCCCCACGATCATAAGGAACTTGCTTGCGCGATTCAGCCAAAACAGCTTGTGCCTCAGCATAAATAGCTTCTTTGATGTTCCCGGAATAGCCAGTGACGACACGGCGGCCAAGAGAAATAACCGACGTAAGACCATCCACCGCAACCACCTGTTTACGCGCCATGTCAGTTACCAAACGACACAGTTGTGTGGTGCGCTCCCGTATCGTCATTATGAACCTGAACCGAAAGGATCAGAGGCGAACTACCGTCAGGTAACAAAATCTTGGAATCCGTTGTAATTGTTGGGTTTCCGTAGAAAATGATCGTTCCAACTTCGTAAACATCACGCCCGTCAGCCGATTTAACCACTCGACCAGTTTCCATAACTCGGCAATTAGTTGCAGTTCCAGTAGCAGAGAAAGTGAACTTTCCATACGCATCCATAGATGATTTCGGGTAAACGGTTACCTCGGAAGGCATCATTTCAAGGAAAGCGGCCTCAATGGTCATTCTGGGAAGTCCTGAATAGGTGGAATATAAGCCATTCCAGAACCTGTATTACGCCCCATACCAATTGAGAACTCTGAAGTGACCGGGAATCCAGTCGCATCCCAATTAGGAGAAGGAGGTGCGGCCCTCATAGCAGTAGTTCTCAAACGTGAAGCGCGATCCAAAAAGGTCTTTGCTGTAGCACCAAATTGAGTGGAAATTGAAAGATCACCAACGCTCCGTGAATAATCACTTTTCGCGCTGTACTTACCAGCAATAGCTTCACAAGCAAATGCGGCCGACAAATACGCATCATTGTTCCATTCTGAAAGCAAAAATGAGATCTCTTCATCGGCAATCTGCTGGTTTGCGGAATCAGTATCCCCGCACAAGAATCTCACCTTGTCCAATGTCCGGGCTGAAGGATTACCTGAATACGACCATTGAGAGGCTGTTTGAGCCACAATTTGCACCGTAATCATGCCGATGTTCGGTGCTGTAAGCCTCCTAGGGCCGCTAAAAGTTGCCGTAAATGAAGCTACATAGAATCCGTCATCCAAAGTCGCATCGGTAGCAGTCCAAGGGTATTCGACCTCTCCAGTAGCAGCCGTAACAACCGTACAAACACCGTCAGTAATCACCTGAGTATCAGTAGCCACATTCCACATATTGAAAGTGACAGTTGCACCTGTTAAATCTGTGCCTGCACCATCGGTCAGGAACTGGCGCGACAACTTAGGAAGACGGTCGCCTTTTTTGATGGTTACTTCAGCCATTATTGCCCTAACGTTACGGTTCCAGTTTTACCTACAGATGTGACGCTGAGTTTATTACCAGTCGTCACAATGCCTTGCGATACCGAGGTTGTGGTGACAGAAGAGATATTCCCGGTTACATCCGTTGATCCCTCTGTAAATGAAACTGGCACATCTATTAGCCCTTCAGACAAAGCTGCCCCCAAACCAGTTCCAGAAGCAGACCTAATTGCCGTTACAAAAGCAACAACCGTTGCGCTCCCAGAAGCCAAATCCGTTACCGCTCTAAGAACTGTCCTCAAACGCATCGCTGTCGAGCCGCTTGTTCCATCACCTGCGGCCGAACGAGGACTGATATGCAAACCGTCAGAACTTCCATCACCCAAAGCAACATCTGAGCCAACACCTAAAACTGTGCGAAGTTTCTCTGCCGAAGAATCACCCAAACCAGATCCACTAGCAGTCCTTGACCTTGTTATAAGACCATTCGCATCACCACTTCCAGCCCCGGAAGCCGAAACTGCTCGAATATGGGTAGTTTTTTTGGCCGCCGACTCTGAACTAGAGCCTGTATTTGCACCTGTTCTAACGCGAATGTAATTACCAGAAGCAGAGTCACTAGCGGTAGAGCCACCATCACCATAGGCAGAACGATAAGCCTCATAAGCAATAGCAATAAACGAGTCACTAGACCCTGAACCATTCGCATCAATAAACGTGGATCGAAGAACTGTGACTGAACTATCAGAAGAACCAGAACCCGAAGCCGTGCGAATTGCCCCAACAAAACCATTAGCCGAACTGTTGCCAATCGCATCAGCAGAAGCTGTACGCCCAACAACCCTTACACCAACTGATGTTTCTGCCCCCTGCCCACTATTAGAACCAGCCGCAAACGTGGTTCGTACAACAATCGCATCAGATGTTCCTTGACCGCTCCCGGAAGCAGCAATTGACTGTATGCCGTTAAGAACGCCACCGCCATCTAATTTGCCTAATAACGGATTATCAAGGGTAAACCCGTCAACAAGTTTGAAGGTAGCAGTCGCTAATTCGCTACCAGAACCCGAACCTGTAGCAGAACGGCTAGATGTACTATTCCGACAAACAGCAGAAGAACCACTTGTGCCAGAACCTGAAGCGGTTTCCTGAAACTGTCCATTAAGAACACCTGACGTGCCATCTAAAATCCCGTAAACCGGGTCATTTAGAAGGAACGCGTTGACGATAGCCACAAGGGGCTACGCGATCAGTCGAGGGTCAGAGTCAGCGAAGTGATCTGAAAAGTGTCGCCAGCGGTTACAGCAGCTGAAGATGAAAAAGCACCAGACCACAAGCAGTTACCCGAAGTTGACGCATCCCACAACGACCAATGGCTATAAGTCTCAGTTGTCGAAACGTTAGTCCAAGTCACAGTTGCAGAAGAAGCAATTGCCCCGGCTGAAGCAGCCGAAAACGAAATTGACTTACGAGTGGTTTCAGCAGCAGGATTACTTGTGCCATTTTCACCCGGATCACCTAAATGCAACTTGACATAAGGGCTTGCAACAGCAAAAGAAACGTTGCGAAGAGTGTCCAAGAACGCGAGTTCGCCGTAGTTAGAGATCGTCATTAGTTACCTTCTTCTTGAATCTTGGTCTTCTTGGCCTTCGGCTTAGGGGCTTCAACAACCTCTTCCGGGGCTGAAGGTTCAACAGAAATAGTCTTTTCCATTACCTCAGCCAAAAAACGACCGTTAACCAACTGGCGAACATTACGCCAACCCTCAGCATCCACAAGGGTGCCAGTAGGGATAGTTGATCCATCGCTTGCCGAAATTGGTTTGAGAACTCTGTATGCCATAAAAGCCTTTCAGGTAGGTCTGATCAAGTCAGAATACTTGAAGGTTACTTGCGATAGAACACAACTGCGCTTGATGAAGCCACACGAACCAAGAACGTACCGCTAGAAGCAGCTGAAACAGCAGCCGAACCAACGATGGTCGTTCCAGTATTCACCGTGAGCGTCAACGCATGAGTTGAAGCCGCAAGGTTAATGATCGTGACTTCAAAAGTGTCACCAACCGCATAACCACCAAGCAATGCAACGATCGAAGCGGCAGTAGGTGCTTGGATGTTCCGGGCTTGCGTAGGTGTTGCTGACACAATTCCGTCAGTAACAGCCTGAGCAGCCGAAATAACCATTGAACCACCATCTGCAACCGTGTTAGCAGCCTTCGTAACCGAAAGCGACTTAGCACGGACAGGGCCGTTTGAACGCACAGCACCAAAAAGTGCTTTGCCTTTAGTAAGTCTGTTTGCCATTATCGGCTCCTAACTAAGCTACGCAAGCTGAGAAGAAGTAACCGAGGTCTGAACCGATCACCTTCATGTCGAATGCAACTTCGGCTTCAATACGGTCAGCCTTGTACTGTTCCATACGCATACGCGATACACCAACAGTCTGGTTCAAGCCACCTGAAACACCAGTCCACGACATGATGTAACCGCCTGAAGGCTGGAGGAGTCCTGCCGATGGAGCGGAGTAGGTCAAAAGGGCGTTCTTGCCGTAGTTGAACGCATAAGCAGCGGTGCCGCCTTCGTTGTTCGTGGCCTTGACGCTCTTAGCGACCATAACGCGTGGCACACCGAACAAGCTTGCCATCACATCTTCGGTGAGGACATTGCTTGAGGTGTACTTGATACGGTCAACGAGATCTGGGTGGTTCTTCAATTGGATGAACACGTCGTAACCAAGCACCAAGGTGTTTGGCTCGTACCCGGTCACGCTCAAAATTGCGCGCTTACCTGATTCAATGTCACCGATTGGGTCTGACGAGGTGTAGTCGCTCCAAAGGTTGCTTGGAGTGGTGTCTGTTCCCCATACGCCAGTTGTGAAGTAGTTGGAAACGAACTGGGTTTCCATCTTCAGAAGAAGGCGTGAGGTTACGAACTCAGCTGCTTCACGATCTACGTTGATTGGAGCGTCAGCGTTTGCACGGGTCTGGTCACCAATGTCCTTGTGGAACGCATAAACATCAGCCTGATAGCTGTCTGTCGAGAGGTTGTAACCGCCACCTGCTGACTCGGTTGCGTCTGCACGGCGTTGAGCCTCGTCACGGAACCAGTCGTTCTTGGTGTAGGTGAAGAACTTGTCGCTCTGCTTTGATACAGGAACTACAGGGAATACCCGTGTTGCGATGAAGTTTTGGTTCTGTTGAAAGTAGGCGACCGAGATATTGGTCAAGATCGCATCTACGTGAACCTGATTTTGGGTTGGCTGTGGCATGTCTATTTGCTCCTGTGATTATGCTGCGCGAGTTGGGCTTGCACAGTTGATTACTGCTGTGAGGATTTCGCCGTCTGCACCTGCACCAAGGATTACTTGGCCAACTGCATATTCGGTGGTGTCGGTTCCTGCTGTCTTCGCATCAGCCTTACCAGCGTTGTTGGTGCCGATTACAGCACCTGCGCTAATGCTTGCTGAGGAAACGAGTTTCGTGCCACCAGCAACCGTGATGGAAGCTTCCTGACCCGAAGTTGGGCTGTTCTGAAGAACACCAACTGGAACGTCGGTTGCAGCTGAACAAACAACTGCTTTACCGCTTGAGATTTTCACAAACTTGTACTGTGCAGCACTAAGGTCTGCGCCAGCCTCAAGGCTGATTTTGAGGGTGTAATTGGAGATTTCGTATGCCATTGTTCTATTTCCTCCGGGGAATTAGCGTTGCTCGGCGCGGTATGCCGCGTAGAGATCAGGGTTCTTGGTAACGATTGAAGCAACTGCTTGTTCCATCGTGCTGTATTCACCGCTGTTTACAGCGGCCTTTGCCATTGATTCAACCTTCGCATAAGCCGAACCGTCATCCGGGCGGCTTCCACGACCGATTTCATCAAAGATTGAGGCTGATTCTGCCTGTGCATTAGCAGCCGACAAAGCCTTTTCGACCTGACCTGCGAGGTTCGCATCAATGTCAGTCAAACGGCGTAGTGCTGGGCCAAGATCCTTGGCATCAACGGTCAAATGTGACCAACCAGCGGCCTTCTGAACAAACTCTTCATCGCGGCGAGACTCACGCTCTTTGCGGAGTTCTTCCTTCGCATAAGCAGCCTCATCAGCAGCTTTTGCAAGCATTTCGCGAACTGGCTGTGGGAGAGACTTCATAATCTCTTCCTCTTCATCCATTTCTTCTTCATCGTCTTCAACTTCGACTTCAACAGCAGCTTTTTGCAACTGTTCAATTTGAGCGTGGGAGGCTTCAAGAGCCTTCTCAAGTTCAACTACACGCTCAATATAAGCCTCTTCCAGACTTGGATCCATCAAAACTTCTTCGCTCACGTTGGCCTCTTTCGTAGCACTCTTCATAACGATCCAGCCTTCTTCAAGGTGGGCGGGGTGATCCACTCCGCTAGTTTCCAGTACTTTCAAGGCAACCATTTTGCGTTTTTTAGAACTGCTCATAATCACCTTGAAATCTTGCTGATCTGCCACATGAAGGTGTGACCTCATCCGCAAATACTGGACAGAGGCGAGTGTAGAGAGGTACTACAAACTACGAAAGTTAATAGGGGTTTAGTTCAAGATATTTCCTGAATGACGAACACATCCCTCGCCATAAGCAAGAGCAATCAGAACCATGTCCTGTTTCAAATCATTCAATGAATCCTGATCAATTCGCTTCAAACGATCAACGCGACCATCAATGGCTTCCATCAATATCTGATTCAATTCCATCTTCGCCAAATCTGATGGCATGTTCACCCAATCAGGAAAATCATCTGCTTCTTCCGGGGCGATCCAAGATGGCTGCGTAACTTTCAAAGCCAAAACAGCAATACCTAAGCCGATAACACCATATGTCAACGTGGATAACAGTTCCATAAGTTCCCTCCCTTGGGTTGGGATAAACCTACGGTATCCAACGCATCAAATCAAGCATTCTCCAAAGATTCAATAACCATCTCAACACGGCGCGAAGAATGAGCATCAGGCTTCTGACACCACGCCTCGGTTACAACCACTTGAGATTTGACCTCTTGCCCACATTCCGGGCATCGCATAACCGTCTTCGTGCGATGAACTATCTGCTTATCCATACCAACACTTTAGTTCAGGTCAATAAGTTCTTGTTGGCCGCCATTAAGAACGATCTGTGGCAGTCGAGCAACCTTGCCCTTAGAAGCTGACAAACGAATATCCACTCGGTCATACGGTTGCAAACGCATCATTGCTACAAACGTGGGATCAAGCAACTGCTTTACCCAAGCCTCAATGAAGGCTGGAACGGGCTGTTCCTCGGCCATCAGTCGTCTAATTGAACTGTGCCGTAATAGTCAACATCAAAATAGTCAGTCATAATGTCGCTGTTATCACGGTTGTACGCATTCACGATGGAATCAACCTTGTCGTAAACGGCTTTTGATTCACCCGTCAAACGACCATAATCATCTCTAGTTTTTGGCAAACCTGAAACCCGTACACGGACAGCGTTAGTACCACGATTATCGCTCTTAACGCTGAACTTCAAGCCTTGTGGCAATTCACCGTTAGCAACAGCGTCTTTTAGATCGCGGCGAACATCTATGGCAACTTGTTTTACTGGTCGATAACCCTGATACTTAGGACCCTTGAAGCCACTACGAGAATCAAAAGTTGGTCCCGGAGTACCTGCCTTTGGTGCTACTGGTTCATCTCGCTCAGAAACAGCATCAGCGATATCAGCTGCTTTAGCACCTAACGCCTGATCACGCTTGGCTTCATAAGCCAACTGTTCCTTCATCTTTGGGCTATCAAAACCTGTGCCTTCTTGTTCAGGCTTTTCGGCTACTTTCCCTTGCATTCGTGCTTTTAGTTCTGCTTTTATGGCGCGAGCAACAGGACCCTTGTATGAAGCTAGATTACTCAACGCATAAGCAACAACAGATTTACCTGAATCCGCACCGTACATCTCATTGATATCGCTCATGCGACTCATAGCATCAAGATAAGGTTTTGCGCCAAAAGGAATGTCCTTGCCTTGCGCTCGAAGATCACGCCGAATCATGTTTGCCAAGATTTCTATGTTTCCGCTCTTGATTTTTTTGGCTGTTTCAGGGTCAATGTCGGCTGCATCTGCTTTACGTTGTTTTATTTTTTCGTCTGCTTGTTTTGCTCCTCTTGCAGCATCACCCTGACCTTTCCATCGCATATTGGCTGCGTAGCGGCCTGCTTCTGAACGGCTAGAAAACTTCGCTTTCTCAACACCTTCAAGAATGATCGTGCGAGCATAACCAGTCACATCCCGGATATCACCAGCATCATCAACCGCTTTCACAACAAGATCCCAATGATCTTGTGGTACATCAACGCATACACTCTTGCGAAGACCGTCTAAAAATGCTTTATCTGCTGGTTTCATAACGTTTGATACTACTTTCCTGTTGAGATCTCTATGGTGACTACGGTTATGCCGACTTTGGTTCAATGCCCATCACCGAAGTGAAAGCATTAGCCTCAGTCAACACCTGTTTGATCGGCATGTTGATCACTCGAACCTTGATCGGTGTTCCACCAAGTTTTCCATCCTTCGCATCCAAACCAACCAAAGCAGCCCAACGATGGTGACCGTCAATCACATAACCATCTGAGGAAACAAAGATTGAGTTCTCCTGCAACTTGACCGCTTTCTGTCCTTCTGGACTCATCATAAAAGCCAAGTTCGCGCCCTTCAATTCGCTTTGAGAAGCCTTCAATTGGGCCGCTGGAACAGAACCCTCACGGGTTTCAATGCCCTTCTCTGCAAGGTGCTTAACGAACGCATCGCCAACATTGACTTCCCCGGCTTCGTCAACAGGGAACTTGTCAGGGTTATCAACAGGTGAACCTTTCTTTGGTTTACCAGCGAGTTGCGGCATCTTGTCACGCGGGATAGGTTGCCCATCCTCGCCCTTAAGCGAAGACCCACAAAACAGGTTCGTTCCCGGAACAGAAACCTGACACAAGTTCAACTTGACCTTCTCACCCTTCTTCTTCGCCTCTTGAGCGAAAGCATGAATGTCAGCGATCAAAGTATTGACCTCATCAACAGACCCCATAGACACCGTTTTGCCTTGACGTAACGCATCCAAAGCTTCCTTAGGGTCATCTGTGACCACATCAGCCTTAACAGGTGCGCCACCCTGAGGTTGACCGGGTTGGGCTTTCTGATGGTTCTTCCAACGCTGTTGAGCAGCATAACGACCTGCCTCAGACCTGTTACCACCGAAACCTTGAGCCTTCTGAATCGCATCCACAAGCACTCGACCAGCAGTACCGCCAGTTGCCTGAATACTGCCTGCCTTCTCAACCTCGGCCACAATCTGATCCCACACAGAATCAGGCAACTGCCTCAACTCTGTAGCGCGAACCATATCTAGCACGGCTTTCTGAGCCGGGCTTAAACCACCACAATTACAACTCATTAGGGAGATACTTCGCTTTCCACTCGGCAAAGAAACTAGGAATCCATGCTCCAGCAGTTTCGTTCACGTAACCATATTTTGTCGGCTCTTTAGCAACCTCGATCCAACCAGCCTCTTCCTCAGGGGTCGTAACGACACCATCAGTCTTGGCTGCATCCAAAGACACCCCACCGAGGATCATCCGGGCAAACGCATGTTGCTTCTCTGTATCAATCATTTCTGTTCTCCATAGTTCACCTTATCCAAAAAGGCTTGGTACAGGGCTGGTTCAATGATAGACGATTTACCTGCCACAGATTCAAACATTTTGACAGCGCGAGGCCGCCCATTCGCATCTTGACTGTTCGTGTCATAAACGGCTATGGAGTCAAACTTGCCGCTCTTCACATACTCCGGGAAGTTCCGTGAAACACCCTTATGGTTAGAAATCAAGGTTTCATCTTTAACCTCTCGACCAGTTTTCAAAGAACGCGACTTGGCTCGCTGTAAAGCGTTCTCAATTGATGCCGAATAAAACACACCAACAACCTTGTCTGCCCCAGCCTCACGATACGAGTCAACCTTGCGTAACTGTTTAGCCACACCGTTATTGGCAACACCGTCAATAACCACGTTCCTACCTGAAGCGATAGCCGTACCAGTCACCATTTGTGCGATCATCGCTGACTCCTCATGGACAAAGTTCGCCGCTTCCTTCCAAACATCATTTTTGCCACCGCCATCAATCGCATCATCCTGAGCTGCCGACGTGCGCGACTCTTCAGTACCAATCAACTGTTGGTATTCAGGCAACAAAACCTTTATCTCATCTGGGTTCACCAAAACAGCCTCATATTCGCCCTTAGAAGGATCAGCGGCAGGTGTTTTGATATCCGGGGAAGGCGTAGATTTACCTGAAGCAGCACCGCCACCCTTCACATAAACGGTCAACTGACCCGGAGCGGCCTTCGGTATCTGAGGAGCAACGAAAATCGCTGTCGTGTCCTGCCACAACTGTTGACGCTCCGGGGTCAAATACTTGTAAACGATCTCCGAAACCTTCGTTCCATCCTTGGTTTCAAAATCGTCAATACCAACACCATTAGCCTTCAACTCTTTAGCCAAACCATCAAAGTCACAATGCGACGCGAGAGAAGGAGCCAACATTGCGGCTCGCTTACCACCAGTCGTCACAGGCGGTCGAGCGTCACCCAACAGGTTAGAAATCTCGTTACGAATACGCTCATTTCTCCATCGCATCTCAGCTGCATATCTCCCGGCAGCTGAACGATCACCACCGAAGGACTTGCCCTTCTTGAAATCAGCCAGTCGTGCGGCCACGCGCATCTCAGCCTTCAACGCATCAACGCTCTTACCCATTGTTTTAGCCTGAATTAGACGGCCACCCTGCAAAAACACATCACCCTTAGGCGTAGAAATAGCCTGAATATCGCCACCGCGCTGTCGAGAAATACGTTTCGCATCAGCCTCACGACGTTCAGCTTCGACCTGATGAAGCGGTTTCGGGTTCGTGTATTCCTCGCTGAAGTAATACTTTAGGCGTTCAATCAAGCCCGGAGTTTTCTCCCCGCGTTGCTCTCGATCAAACTTACGCGATCGAGCCGCATTCAGTCGAGCTGCAAAATTAAGCCCGGCATAGCCCATAGCGGAAGCAACACGGTCTGAAACCCTTTGCTGTGCTGGACTATTCTGCCATCTCATATTTGCGGCGTAACGACCAGCTGCACTTCTATCCCCGGCGAACGATGCTTTTGCAATCGCATCAGGCATAGACATGTCAATACGTGCGGCAGCTCCACCGATAGAAAAGCCTTGAATCTTGCCTGCTTTAACCAGTTCCCAAGCCCAAGGCTTCCATTGAACGCCCAAAAAGACAGTTCCAGCCGGGTACTCGACCTGTTTGCTGTTCGCATCCTTGGTCATACCAATCGTTACTGGCACAGGGAACGACATGGCTTCCACCCACTCACCAGCCACAATGTCCTTATTGTGTTGCAAGCGGATGCCACGATCCCCAGATTTCACATACTCCCAAAGGGATTTCTGAAGTTCATCAGCATCAGTCCACTCCCCGTGCGCGTCATAACGATTAGGGATATACCAAGGGCCGAGCGTGAAACGGTGTTCGCTGTCAGCCTTATGGAGAAGCTCCACATTCGCACTGGAGAGCTGCTCAGGGGCCGCCTTGACCAATTCATCATCGAAAGGCTCTTCGACCGTTTCAGAGGCTGCATCATCTTCCCCGGCTTCGTCAACATAGGCGACCATCGCCTCATCAATGGCTTCCTGAACCTGAACTGGCAAATCAACCCAATTGATCAGGCCGTTCATCCAGTCTTCGACAAGCTTCATTTCATCCATTCGCATTTTCCTTTTCGTGTCGAGCTGCCGCTAAATCAGCCATCTTGTAAACCAACGCCATTTTCGCCACGTTTGGGTCAGTCGGGTTATTTTGCCCTAATTCAAGCCCTTTGATGCCCGTAGCGGCGTTCCATGCTCGCGTAACATCAATTGCTTCCTTATGGCTCATACCAATCCGAATCACATTCGCTTTCGTAGAACTGCCTTTGAACTCTCTAGCCAGATATGCGGCCCAACGGTGATGCCCGTCAATCACATAATTGTCATCAGAAATGACGATGGCAGACTTATCAAAATCGGTTGAAAACTTGTCTTCCCCGGATTCCATCCTTCGCATGATCTGCCCAGAGTTTGAACCAGAAATCTCAGACTGAATTGGCTTCAACGAGGAGGCGGTAACGGTTTCACGCGTAACTTTCACGCCACGCGACTCAAGCAAATCAATGAACTCCTGTCGGCGGCTAGACGGGATCTGAGGCATATCACGGCGAGCAATACCCAAATTGTCGTCACTCATCAAGCGTGTACCAATAATCGAAAGCTTTGTGATATCTGGGTTGTCGGTTCGATCAGCCATCGCATCCAAAACCTTTGCAAAATCCTCTGTAGTAACCCGGCTTCTCCTGCCTGCAACCGTGCGATCAACTAGCCCCTTGATATCAGAACTAGAACCAGCCGAAGTATGCCCCTGCCATCTCTGCAAAGCCGCATAACGACCTGCCTCAGAACGTGAAGCAAAAGACCGTTTCAATACCTCAAGACGAATCTGTGCTGGTGTTGAAAGACGGTTGGCCACCGCCAAAGGGTAGTGCTAAACCCTACACCTATAAGGCTTTACAATGGTTGAGGTTAAAGGATCGCATCCTCTGGAATGTCCTCTTCAGGTGCTTCCGGGGCATCATAAGTTTCCCACTCAATCTGCCCTTCCTCACTCCAAAGAATCCATTGCTCAATCAGGTGATAGGCAGACTGGAATTGGGTAAACGCATCAGTCGAATACAAGTCATAATTCAACACCAACGTTCCAAGACTGAACTGATCCATCTCATAACCCTCAGCGAACACGGCGAGCGCGGAAGGGCGCAAAGCAAGGCCGCCATCAAGCATCAACGCCTCACCCTTCTTGCCGTTCAATTCCCCAATGATCTGCATATCAGTCCTTTACCTGTGTTGAAAGTGCCAACAACCCTAGCGTGAACGCACGGTGTTCAGGGTCAAGGTTCTTTGAACCAAAGAACACGCCCTCAATGCCCATCGTGAAAATCTCAAAAGAACTGTCTCGACTTTGGTTGTAAACCTTTCCAGCATAAGGCTCACCCCACTTATCTTTCGCCGCCATCTCGTTAGCACGATAACCACGATTACCAGTAATTTTGCTCAACTTTTGAAGTGGCTCTCCAGCCCGGCGACTTGTCCAATACGCATACTGCATCTGTTTCAGCCATTGATTACCGTTCTCAGCTGCATGACCCATTTCATGCAAAGCGACACTACGCCAACTTTGTGATGGCTCGTCACCTAGTTTTACGGCTTCAAGTTTAAGTTTTGTGGTCACCTCAACACCAAGATTTGTCCGAATCTTCTGGGCGTGAGCGCGACCGTTCTTGATATCCAACTCAATGTTCGTGGCCATTTTCGTTCCAGCAACCTTTGCAAAAGGCGACTCCGAACCCTCCCAAAGTTTTCCGGGAAGCAACTGAACAGCCTCATCAATCAACCCCTGAAACTTCCTGCCTCTCGGTGTTTCATCAGCCTTCCTAGAAGTGGTCACCTTGCCATAACCGCCAACACGCTGAGTTTTACCCTGCAAAGCAACAGGAACTTGCCCGGCTTTACCGAACTCGACACCAACATCAGCCAAAGCTTTCTTCACGATGGCTTGACGTTGAGCAGTTGTTATCACCAAAGGTTTTAGTTCAGCCCTAGCAGCATCCAACGCATTCCTATCCTTCTCAGCCTGCTTAGGGTCAAGCAATTTAGGGGCCTCAGACCGCAGAGTTTCACCTAATTTCCCATCAATTCTTTGTCGCATCAAAGCCAAAAATGCCTGATTCTTTTGCTCTCTCGTATAAGGAGGATTATCTGTTAAGTCTTGGGGTGCATGAAGCGCACTATCTCCAAAAGCCCTCATGTTCTCCTCGTATTTCACCCCTGTGCCGTAAGCAGCAACTGAGGTTTTCCGAGAAACTAAATCAAGTAATGCCTCGTCTGACATGTTTGATAGTTCAGCAACATCAATTTCCCCCTTACGAACTCGCTCCCCTAAGTTTCTCTGACCTTGTAAAACCGCGTATTGAACGGTATCAACGGCAGCCATAGCTCGTAGTTCGGACCCCGTATATTCCGCATTTGGTCGCCCCATCACAGCCATCGCCTCATCCGATGTAGGTGCTTCTACAACATCGTAAAGAGCTCTGTTATACACATCCGCTTTTTCTTGTGCTTGCCTTCGTTTTTCATCAAGATCGTTAATTCTGTTTTTAATTTCGGCAATTTTTGGATCTAACTCGTTCTGAAGTTTTGCTAACTCTGCAGCAACCACTTGATCAATCAACTTCCCAGCAGCCTCAACCTGATCAGCCAAACGCATCTCTCTGTCTGTTGGTGGATATTGAGTATTAACAACCGACTCAACTACACCTGTGTTTTCGCCCGGAATACCTGTTCCAGCATCACGTAAGGCAGATATCGCATCACCCTTAAACGCTGACTCCAAAATCTTTTTAGCCTCAACAAGCCTTGGATCAACAGGTGGTGTGCCATCATCCTCAGGCTTCTTGTCCTTCTTCTGGTGGTTCTTCCAGCGTTGTTGGGCCGCGTACCTGCCTGCGGCACTACGGTCACCAGCAAACGAAGCCTTAATCAAATCAACAAGCGACATTTTCTTAAACGCATCACCAAACAACAGATCATAAATTGGCTGTGGGGTGGCTTGCGCCCAAGGATATGTCCTCAACTTGGCAAGGCGTTCCGATCGAGCAGGCTCAACCAAAGGAACATCAAACTGGCGTTCAAAGTCCTCAACCGTGACAACTCCGGGGAAATCAAACGCATTGGCTTTAACCCAATCCGAATTATCCATGTTGTCATCAACCATCAAAACATTTTTAGGTATCACGGTGCTTCTCCAGTTTCATCCTCGTAAGCCCACTCTGTAACTTGGCTTTCGTAATCTCTTCTTTCATCACTATTGAGGAATCCAGACTTGTATCCAGCGCGGAATGAGCCTTGAACGGGGCGACCAATAACAACCACCTCGGCTTCCTCCCAGCATCCAACACCTGTATATGGGATTGACAGAATATCTTTAGTTTTGATACGTGCCTTCACAATTGTGCCAAACGGCTGACCGTGAGAAGATTTAGCAAAAAAAGCTGCATCATCAAGTCTTGTAGCCCACGAAGAAAGTGGTCGCATCAGAATCTCTGCCTTTTCAGGTGGCTGTAAAGGAGAAATAAACTCTCGGTTAGTTCCCCTATCCGGGTCGCTTGGTTTCCGCTTCATTCCTCGGAAAAGCGTAATTTCTTTGATCCCTTTAGCATCAAAATACTGTTGTGTAGCAGCATATTGGGCAAGCAAAAAAGACGATAACACCTTTGTTCGTGCATCTGAAATTGTTGAAGAAGGCTTATATGTATCTTTATTGGAATACTCTGCCGAACCACCATCCCAATCTCCAGCATCCGTTGTTCCACTATTCCAACTCAAAGCATCAACCTTGAAAACCTTTTGAGCGGCATCTTGAATCGCTAGAGACAATTCGTGAGCATCGTTCGCTGTGGTGGCCCAAGCATCAACTAAAGGCTTCACGGCCGCTTGTTTTAGTGCTATTTGACCTTCCGGGGTGTCAGCATCAAAAATCTGACCTTCAGCAGCCATCTGATCCCAATGCTTTGAGGCAAAATCAATGCGCGATCTCATAATGGTTGAACCATCTATCGCTGGATCTAATTTAGGGTTATTTGATTCCCTTGCAACATAATCCTCTTTAGACGCATCAATCACAGTTCCATCTTTTGCCAAAATAAACCTTTTAACTGTTCCATCCAAGATTTCCTTAATATGACGCGAAGCAGTTGGCTTTATTACGCTGTGATTGTTGTCGTCACCACCGAAACCATCAATAACATCCATAATTTCTGTTGTTGAAACATCGGTCATATTCGTTGCAAGATTCTTACAAACCAAAGCCTTCCATTTTCCCGGCTCTGTGGACTGGTGATACCCAGAACTACCATCAGGGTGTTCAGCAAGCATCTCTTCAAGCAAAGCCTTAGGGTGAATCGAGCCATCCGCGCCCAACTTGTAAACACCTTTGCCCACGAACCCGGCAACCTTACGTTGACCCTGCCATCGCATGTTCGCTGCATAGCGACCAGCAGCTGACCTGTCACCGCCGAAAGAAGCCTTGATCATGCCAACCAACAACTGTTGCCTGAACGCATCCACATCAAACGGCTGACCCCGGAAAGCAAACAAGAAAACAGGGTGATCAGGCGGCCAATTCAAAAGGTTGTCCACAATACGATCCTGCTTCAAAACTTCAAGAGCAGCACCAACAGCAACAAAACCACCACGATTAGCAAGATCTGATTTCAACTGGTTTGGGACCATCGCATTAACTCTTGTCATCGTGAACCACGCGGTGAAGTTTTCGGCAAACCGCTCAACAATGTTCGTGTTTGAGTATTCAGTTCCTCTTGGCGAAAAACCGCTTTCAAGAAATGTGCTAAACCTTTTCTCGTCATCCGTAGCAGATGAAGGATCTTTTTGTGCTTTTTCTTGAATACTTTGTGACCTGTACTGTTGAAACCCTTTATCAGTAACACCCAACGAGTAGTCAATCCAATGACCCATTTCGTGAACCGTAAAACCGTAAGCAATACGTGCGGCAACCGAATCATTACGACCAAGGGAACTACTTTGAATCGCATCGGCAGCCACCTGTACGACTGTTGAGGGAATGTAGGGTCTGCCATCCTTATATGACTTATCAATCATTTGTGCCACCCTCATAAACAAAGCCACATCATTACGTTGGCTATCAAAATAGCCTCCAGTTCCATCACCAGAGTTTTGGTAGTAGTCGCCAATAGTCACTTCAGGCAATAAACCGTTCTTGGCATCAGGTATTAACTTCGTAGTATCAACTTGATCAAGAACATCATCCAAAGCCTGCAACATAGCGAAATACTCAGGTGACTCTGTATCTAATCTTGGTGACCCATCGCTATTTTGAGCAAAAACATTCAGCTGTACGCCTCGACCAGCAAAATAGGCTGTCTGCATCGTCACATTTTCACCAAACCGTACCTTTGCTTCAGCCGGGGTCAAAATCTTTGGAAAACCTAGACTGTCAAAACCGCTTTTTAGTATTGGGCCTTCCTGAAACTTCTCAGCCATTCTGCGTTCCCTAACAGCAGGCTTAGTCTCACCCTTCTTGTGATTCTTCCAGCGTTGCTGGGCCGCATAACGACCAGCAGCTGAACGATCACCGCCAAACGAAGCCTTTTCTAACGCATCCCTCTCCAACCGCTCCAACCAAGATTTCCACTCAATACCAGCCCATGAATTATCGCCAGTCTGATAAACCTCTTTGCCAGTTACAGCCGACATGAAACCAGCCCCGGAAACTGTGTAATCATCGGCTTTCATATCAACACCGCCATTACGCTTTTTAGCCTCGCTATATAAAAACGATCCAATGCCCTTCCTTCGATAATCTTTAGCGACATAGATTTTTGCTATAAAATTGGCATCAAACTTCAAGGCACCGACAACCTTGCCTGTTGCATTATCGGTCGCCCAAACAGTTCCACTATCTTTGCCATCTGATTCAAAGTCAACTGTTACTTGATCAAGAAGGCCATCCTTCGCATTACCCTTCCATCTTTGTTCTGCTGCGTAACGACCAGCAGCTGAACGATCACCGCCAAACGAAGCCTTTTCAATATCGGTATCTTCCGCAAAAGCAGCCCCAGCAGAAGTCAAAACCGTTGAATGATAAATCGTTTCAGAACCAATGTTGTAGCGTTTTCCCAATCGCATCAGAGCCGTAGCCACACCCTTGCGACGTTCATTGGCGACCACATCAACCTGACCGATAGCGATTTTGCCTTTCTGCCCATACTTTCCGTCATGGTCTGTTTCAGCCCACAAATACCCAATTTGCTTTTTACCGCGTTTAGCCTCAACTTCAATGAACTGGCTACCCTTGACACCCTTAGCGGTAACATCAACCCACATCTCTTTACCTTCATCATCCAAAACGGTAAATGTTGCTCGTCGAGTAAAAGTGCCATCTTTGTATGGCCCAAAAGTTTCGTTTCCCCGGATTTCAACGATTTTCAAATCACCGGGGGCAGTCGCATCCGCTTTCTCTTTCGGTGTATGGTTTTTCCAGCGTTGATTAGCCGCGTACCGTGCAGCTTCCGTACGTGAAGCGAACTGTGCTTTCTCAAGTGAATACAGCACCTTCAACTGTGCGGTCGCCTTCTTACGATCCTTATGACGGCCAACAACCTTCTGGTCACGGTCACGAACAACCAACACCTGATCGCCCTCGGTCTTCAAATGCCAAGGCATCAGTCCACCTCATCCTCAGCGGTCAACGCATCAACCTGATCACCAACACCAACCAAAGCAATCAGATTCAATGTACAACGGCAAGAAGGGTGCGCCGGGGGGCAAATCTCACCATTCGTGAACACGCTCGTCACAGGCACACGCGAACCAGCCAAATCCAAACACACAGGACACACATTGACACCACGCCAACCATCAGGCCCAATAACCCACTCTTTCTCCGCTGTAGCCAAATCCAAATAACCCTGATCAGCAGCCTGATACCACGACAACACCTGACCGATGTTCTGTGCAGCCAAAATCTCTGTACGAGCGATATTCAACGCCCTAGCACGAACCAACTGATCCCGGTACTGCAAAGCCAACTCCTGTGCTTGGATCATCGCATTCTCCAAACCAGTAGTGCGCGACAGTCGAGCCACCTCTTTGTTGTAATAGTTATTCACCGCTGTCTGCCAACGATCATGTAAGCCGATCACACGCGAGATATCTCTTGCAGCTCGCTGAATACCACCACCACCTGACAAAACCCTTGAAATAGCCCCACGAACAGCCTGAAGGGTGTCTGCCTCAATCTGCTTGATCATCGCTCCAGCGCGTTGCTCTGCCCACCTGATAGCGCGGGGATCCTTGTTATCAAATCGCATAACCCCAGCCACCCCGGAAGGAAGTCGAGTGATAGCGGCCTTAATCTCAGCCATCACCTGCTCCTCGGTAGCAAGACTTACCTCACCAAGCGACCGACGTAAATCCTCAATTGCTTGAGCAGCAAAGGTTTCCTGAAACAAACGAAGATCGTTACCGCGCCCCTGACGAACCAAAGCATCACGAACACGATCAACAGTCGCGCCCATCCCGCTCATCGCATTCTGGTAAAGCTGCTGCAAAGCCTCAATATCGGCCAACATCGCCGGGTCTATCGTGTCATCAAAAGCCTTAAATACGGCTTCCACGCCATCATCGCATAACTCATGGTCATGTCGAGCTATCCGCTTCTGTACGAACGGCACGACTATTCCTTAGCGTCAGCGGTTGTTGCTCCTGTGGCTTCGGCTTGGCCGCCTTGCCCAACCTGATCAAACACATTCACTTCAGGTGCTGGGGCTGGGGCTTGTCCGGGTGCTGGAGGCATACCCATACCTTGATCTGGTGGCATACCCATTCCCGGTTGAGGAACACCCTCTTCTTCGCTTCGCTTCGGCAAGTTAGCCAAACCGCGCAAGAAGTTGTCCAACTCAATGTCAGGTTGCATAGCACCTGCGGCAGCCATCTTGGAGATGAAGTCGCCAAGAACACCAAGGTCAACATGGGTGATTTCGCCCGGCTTGATCTTTGGCATACGAGTCGTGTCCATGCCGTTCAGTTTCATCAAACGAGGAATCGCATGTTGGTTGAAAGTGTCAGCAATAGAGTTGGCGATCTGCTGGATAGCCGACGTGAACAAGTCAATCTTGGAAGCACCCAAAGCAAAAGAGCCAACTTTTTCATGGCCCAAAAGGATGAAGTCAGCCAAAATAATCATCGAAATACGTTGGTCATAGCGAGCAATGATCGCATCAGTATTAAAGTTGCGTGTTCCACCAGAACTCAACAAAGTCAACTTGTACTGTTCACGCCCTTGCTCGTCATAGGCAAGAGGGAACAAAATGCCCTCGTTCTCGTTGCGCTTAATGCCCCGGATCAGATCCTGCATAGCGTTACGAGCTGAAACCTCAGCTGCGGTGGCGTTAGAAGACAACATTGACGGTGGCACATAAGCAACAGGCAAACCAGCCAAGTCACGCTCAATACCTACAGCCTCAATTTCCTCAATAGTCTTCTTGAAGAACCAAGGGCGATACGCATTACGGAGAATCGAGCGACCTTCCGGGTTGTTGCGCGGAGTAGCGGTGCGGAACAGCAAAGCCTTCTCAATAGGGATAGAAACTACGCCCTTTGGAACTGAAGGATCTGACTGTCGCATCGCCCGGATAGAGCCGTTCTCATCAAACTCCCAATCCCACAATGTTTCCTGTGAGCGGAGAGCGATCTTGCGCCAACCAACCTTGCTATCGCTGTGTTTGGACTTGCGGCGACTGTCCTTCTGATCTGGACCCTGACGCTTCTTATAGACAATCTCACAATAAGCAAAACCGAACGGCAAAAACGACAGAATCTGCGACAACATGGCAGGCCACGACTCGCTCATATCATCCATGCACTCTTTGATGAAGTCAGCCTGAACCTGATCCTTGCGTTTCACCGAATCAGTCTTCTTTTCCGTGTAAGGCTCAACATCCCACTCAATAGCCAAAATCAAACGCTCGATCGCATAGAGCATCGCCCCAACAACAGGGTCATTGTCCGACATTTCGCGCCATACGCGCATACCTTGAACACCACGTAAGTTCGTGATGAAGTCGTCAATAACGAACCCTGAGGTGCGTTGAAGCCCGGAAGAACCAATTTCCTGAAAATCGGGTTGAGCTGCCATTTTCGCCATTCTAAAGTAAAGGGCTATTTAGAAGCCCTGTATAGGGTTTTAGTCTTCGTTCTCTGAAAGAGTCATGTCTTCAATGAGGAAGGCAACAAGCCTCAAAGCTTGCAACTCCGTGAACCCAGACTCCACCATTGTCGTAAACATCTCATTCAAAGCGATTGACGCTTCTTTCAACGGCGAATCAGGTTGCTCAGAAAACGACATACCCCCACCATATAGGCAGGGGTATGCGCTCTCGGACAGAAACAGGGGGTTAGTTATCTGTCCAAATTAACCTTACAAATCAAACAGCCTTTGCTTTCGTTAACGCATGAAGGACAGTAAGCCTCGTTAGAAAACTTCCAACCTTCGTTTGATTTCTCATATTTCAGATCACTTGAATAAGCGAACTTATCCTGATCAACGCGGCCACAACCATCGCATACGACAGAGAACTCTCGGATAATCATTCGTCATCATCCTCAGGTTTATCGCCACATACCGGGTTGTTTATACGCCCTGCTAACTGTGGGGTCAGACAACCACACTTGCGATAGTCCTCCCCCACAGCAATCATCAGTTTTGCCCTTTCACGACAACAGACCAAAAATCTTTGGCATCCCAATCCAGCTGCGGATTATGGAAATCCCAACGTTCTCGAATTATGTCTGTCCTTCTCAAAGGCATGATTCCAACGCTGTCATGGGCTGTAAAACCCTGACCATTGATCCATGCGCGAGCATAGGTTTCGCTTTCAAACGGCCCATAGAACCGATCTTTACCGTTCGGCCCAATAAGCACCGCTAAACACCAACCGAACTCGGCGTTTTCGCCCATATCAGGAACTGGCTCGTTAGACATTGGACACCAACTGTACTTCTGCACGGCGAATATCTAAAACATCCAAATATGCGCCTTGCTCAAGTAGGTAGCCAACGAACTTCGCCGCCTCTGCCTCGGTTTTTGGGTATTCGCAGTCGCTTCTTTTGGCAACTGTAACCATGAATGTGTATGCCTCAGCCATTATCTTTCTCCTTATCCCGGTGTTGCATTGTTACATGAAAGAACCACCACCAACGGAGGTTTTTCTTCCATTTAGCGAGTGGATTGAACTTACGCATCAGCCAAGCAACTTTGCAGGCTTCAAACGGAAAGCATCACCCAAACGAACAAGTGTGTCAATTGATGGACTGAAATGACCGCATTCAATGCGGTTCACGGTTTTACGGTCGATGCCTGCAATGTCGGCTAACGCCTGCTGACTCAACCCTTGCTTGGCACGTAACTGAAAGATCTTTTCAGCCAACGCATCTCGCTGCTCTTGGATTTGCTTATCTAACTTTGCCATGATTTCTCCTTGGTTTCATTGTTGTTTGTTTCTTTCCCATATGCCAACAAGACGGTGAACTCTGTTTGTTCACCGTCAGGTTGACGCACATGGGCAGATTTTTCGTCTGCCATATGTCTCCTTTGACTAGATGGCTTGTGCGTTGATGAACTTGATCATCGCATCAGCGAAGATGAAGGTTTTTTTGCTTTCCTGCTCAACTGCGAGGATCTTGTTTTTCCCACGCGAACGAACGCCTGCGAAAGCGTAGGTTTTGCCACCGCTCACGAACTTCGTGCCGATTGGGGCTGTGAGTTGAACCATGTCCTGAAGGGAAACTCCGAGGTAAGCCGTGTAACCGAAACGGTTGTAGTAGATCACATCAGGGCTTGCCAAGTTGATTCCATCCTCGGAGATCATTAGGGCTTCAGCAACGATTTTGAACTCGTAGTTGTCGCCATACTTTGAGGCTCGCTTGGTGACCTTCAGGTTGTGCTTGGCAAAAATGTCCGCAATCGCCGCGTCAATTTCGCGAGATACCTCGGTGCATTTTTCTTTGCTGACCATGTTTTCGGTCATTGTTGATGTTGCCATTTTTTGCTCCTGTTCTGTCAAGCTCCCTGCCTGACAAGATCAGTATAAGGGGCAGAGTAGCCCCTTGTCAAGTACCTGAAATGGCTAAATCAGGATTTCTTTTTGTTCTCATTCCGGGCAGAAATCGCCGCTGCCTTCTTACGTGCGTCAGCCTTAGAACTAGCCCCCCAAGCCTGCAAACTCAACAACAACCGTGTCGGCTCACCATTGGCATCACGCTCTGGTCCCGGCATATTGCCCATCCGAGCAAGGAACGAAGCCCTACGAGGATTATCCCCACGCTTCACAGGTGGCTTCAAAGTACCGCCAGTTTCACGCTTATATGAGGCTCGACCCTTCGCATTCAGGCCGCCCTTAGGGTTCTTGCCCTCTTTAGTCTGCCAAGCAGGGCTTTCAGCCTTTTCAAGCGACTCAATAGCCTCAACAAGACCCTTCTTTTTGCGTTTCTTCTTGCGGCCACTTGTAGTCACATTTCCCATAATTGTGTCCACATGCACAGCAGACGACGTAGGGCTTTCTTTAGCCAATGCCACACGCATCCGAACACGGTTGCGATTATTCATTAAGACCAAGCCACCACCGGGTCATAGTTCCACTGGTTTTCTTTCGCTTTTGCTTTCAAGTTCGCTTGGAACTTGGCAACAACTCGACCCTCTAAACCTTCCTCATATTCCTGCCCATCCTCATCAGCAACCGATTGAATCGCCTGTTGCTCCCAACCATTACGGGTCATCTTTTCAATGACCACATCAGTTGTTGAAGTTGAATGAATTGCAACACGATAAAGAGGCTTGCCCGGATGGTCAATTGGCGGCTCATAGCCATTTTCTTGATCCAAACGCGATATCAACCCAATTTCGTCATTAACAATTCTTGCCATATCTTCTTCTGTTTCCGCTCTTGAAGCCCCTCGAATTACTGATTCATTAGGACTCCATTTAGGTTCAACTGATAGACCTACATGGGTGGCAGGAGAACCATCGCTATTTTTTTGAATTGCGGTCGGCAGGTAAAACTCGGCTTTATGAGAAGGCAAATCAATTGTGTAATAGCCTTCTTTTCCGGGAACGGCAGTAACCGTTACCTTTCGCTTTGAACTAAGAGTTATGAATCCTTGATCAATTACTTTTCCAATTGCCGGGGTAATTTTATATTTACCAGTCGCCGACAAACGCTCTTTGGCTTGGGCTGTTTTCTTTCCTTGCCCTTTCCACCGTTGGTTGGCTGCATAACGAGCTGCTTCAGATCGTGACGCGAATTGTGCCTTTTCTAGTTGCTCATCATAGAGTGCTTCAAAAACCATTTCAGCACCAGCCTGTTGATCAGAGTCGCGATACATCTGTGCGTAAGCAGTACGAGCCTGATCCTTGAACCGAGGAGCATCAGGGCCTCCTAGCGTAGCTTTATATTCAGCTTGTCTTGCCCTTTGCATATATTTTGTTGAACTCTTATCCAGCTCGGCAATGATGCCCAAAGCCCTTTGCCTTGAACCTGCTTCCAAAACTTGCCGACCACCATTGACTTTTTCAATATATGAGATCTGATCTCGGCTTTGAGGCTCGGTAATCCGTGTACCAGCGCGACCCAAAGACTGTATTTGTTCGTCATACTGTTGCAAAATGGCTTCAGCCCTCATTCGATCCCTAGGGGTAAAATCAATCTTGCTTGCAGCTTCAGAGATCTTCTCTTGCAGAACTTTTGCCCTATCTAGCGAGCCTTTTGGACTAAACCTTTGAGGAGACTCATAACGACCTTCACGCAAACGGTCTTTAATGCTGTCAATTTCTTTACCGAACTGTATGCCAAAACTCTTCTCGCCCAAAATGTCTGTGCCAACTTGCTTCAATTCATCAAGGTAACGCTCAACCTTCATTTCGTCTTCCTCATACGAACCTTCGCTGATCGCATCAGAACTAGCGTTTATAGTTGGGCTTTTCACTTGTCCTACAAGGGTGACGTTTGCGCTTTGAGGTGTTCCAGACAATTGCCCACCAGCCGAAGAAGCTTGCCCTTGGCCTTTCCATCGCATGTTCGCTGCATAACGGCCAGCCTCCGAACGACTAGCGAAAGACTTGCCTTTGCTCATGCGCGACTGAAGACCCTTATCAATCGCTTTTTCCTGATCCAAAACAAAACCCACATCCCTAGAAGCCATCTCAAAAATCATTGTTCGGGTACGGGAAACCATTGTCCGAACCGTGTTCTCCTCTAAAGCATTCGCATAGTTACCTGACGCTTTAGCATCTTTCTCAGATTTCCGGGCAAGAGCAGCGAACTTCGTTTTCACCCTCTGCAACGACTTCAAATTGGTTGCTCGATCACCCTCATTAGCGTCTAGTTTGCCTAACACATCACGAACCTCTTGCTCTAAAGGAGCAATCGCTGATTCAAGTTCGTCTTTTACTTGGGCGGCGAAAGCAACATCATCTTTCGTAGCCAAAGGCGCACCATACTTCTCGTTCAAGCCTTTCCCGGCTTTCATAATCATCGCCTCAGAGAAAGCTTTATCTCGACCCTGTTTGTTTGTGAAACGGTATTCCAAATATGAGGCTCTGTGCGTTGATTTCGGGGCTTCAGCTTTCGCTTGTTCTTCTTCCATACGTCGCAGATCGCGTCGAGCGAGCGTAATAAGCCCTTTTTGCTGTTTCAATTCAGCCTTGGAAGCACCATTGTCACGCATCGCCTCTAACAAACCTTCTTGCTCGTCAATGTGGGCGCGTAACTCGCTTGCAGCCATTTTCGCTGGGGTCATACCCCGGATACTCAAATCATCAAGAGGAGTTTTACCCTTCTTCCCCTGACCCTTCCACCTCTGATTAGCAGCATAACGACCAGCCTCAGACCTTGAAGCGAACTGTGCCTTACGCATCTCCGACTTAATACGAACAACAGTTTGCGCGATCTCTTTCGCCAAATCAGACATTCCGACAACATACCAACAACACCATCACCCCACTACACAACCCCCCTATTCGGCGAAGCCGAAAAAACTTTTACAAAAAAACGGCGGGGCCACAAACAAGCCCCCACCTACATAGCCCAAACATTCCTCTGACCAATCGCAATAGGCGCAACCAAAGGAACCTCCCTACGCCGATCAGGTTCATACAACGCCAACAACACAGCCTCAGCCCGGTCAGGAGAAACACCACCACGCTTCTTCAACACCGCCTTCGACACCACCTGAATACGACCAGACGAATCCGAAACAAAATCAGGCAAACCAAGCTGCCCAACAACACGCCTATCAACATCCAAACGCACCACCTGAAAACCATCCTGATCAGGCTGCAACAACTGCCGACCATTCCACCACATCTCCGCACGTTGGTTCTTAAACTTACCCGGATCCAACGCCCTCTCAGCAACATTCACACCAACAATCCTCGCACCATGCAAACCCTCACGACCCCACGCCTCCAACAACCCCACTACACCCCAACCCAAACCAATAGCATCAATTTTCACGGTAACTATGTGGGGTAAGCCCCCCGGTGATATATCATTCTTAGACCCCCCACCCCCTCCGAACGTGTGTTCGCCTCGCAAACCCATATGGGGTAAGGGTTTCGCGGCCTCTTTTTCGTTTTTCGTGTTTTCGACTGTTTTTAGCGTTTTTTGGTTGTTTGAGCCATATTCTGTAAGGGTTTCCGGGGCGAACAGGTGTTCGTTTTCGGTTTGCCCATAACACCTATTATGTAAAGCTGACTTATCTGCTGGTATTTCAGAAAACCCTTTATTTGCAAGGGTTTGAGCGTCATATTCGGCTTGTTGGATGTGTCGAAGGCACACATTGGCTACATCTACGGCGTTGGCGTTCTCTGATCCACTACTTGAGTGAATGATTTTGACTGTCCATCCATCGGCTCTAGCGATCACAAACTCGTCACCACCATCAGCTGCTATGTCTATACCGAGTCTTATTTGTGTTCCGGGTGCAGGATTAAGGTTGTTTGTTGCGTCATCTATCCATGTTGAAGGAATAACACGATTACCTGTGACTTTAGGGAACTCTGCATGAACACGCGCTTTTACGAAGGCTGAGTTCTCTCCTAGTTCACTAATAACATCGTTTACCCACGTTTCATCAACTAAATGGCTTGATAGGGGGTGTGTACCTACTGAGGGTGGGCAGGTTTTGCAGTTGCCAACATCTTCCCCGGTGAAGTTCGGTGTATCAAAAGCCGATATAGGGATCGTGTTGTAGAGAGGGCTGTTGCAGGCTCTTTCAAACCAACTATTTTCGTTGTCTGTAGGGGGGTTACCTAGAAGAAGTAGTTTTGTGTTACCACCAGTCATAAGGGCTTCTAAGGCTGTTCCTATGGTGTCCTGCACACCACCTGCCTCATCGACTACTACCAGTAGGTTCGGTGCATGGATACCTTGTAGGGCGGTTTCGTTGTATTGGGCAGGGGCAAAACCGAAAGCTGCTTGAATACCGTCTATTTTCCATTCCACAGTAAGGGCTTCCCCGGCGAGGTTATGTACTGCATGGAGTTTGCGTATATGTGACCAAAGGATATTTCGCACTTGCCTAAACGACGTTGCAGTAGTAACTACCTGAGAAGTGCCTTTTGGCTGGCTCATAACCCACCATGCGACCATACGAGCTGCTAAATGGCTTTTCCCCGGAGCGTGACAAGCTGGAACGGCGGTTCTTTTGTTATCCCTTACAGATTCAAGGATTTCGCGCTGTTTTGACCAAATCTGCTCACCAAGGCCTTTTTCGATGAAGCCAACTGGATCATTCGCATATTGCGCCCAAGGGTTAGCTTTCAGCTGCTCCAAAACCGCTAAAACGGTCTGTTTCTCTTTACTGGTAAGGGTTGCGAGCCAAATCTTGCGGTCGGCAGGTTTCGCATCCCTGAGGAACTCGACTAGATCTTGACTTGTTCGACCTTTAGGGCTTGTCGAGGAGGTTTGCAATTCGGCTCTCCAATTCATCTACCGAAACTTCCAATCGCACAGCACCCGATTCTGCCCCGGTGAGTTCAACACGATTCTGTTTCCCATATTTTGCTTGCTGTGTACGCTCCAAATACCATGATGCAGCTTGCCATGAGCCATCATTAGCGGCCCTCTGGATCACCATAACCATCCTTGCCTCTGCTTCAGCCTTCGCACCAAGGACTGCCTCTCTAAACTCCTTATATGGGCTTCTAGCCTTCTCCCCTTCACCCTTGCTCATCCATGTGTAAAAGGTTGAAATACCAACGTTTGCGACAGTTGCTGCAGTCTCCGCATAGTTACCTGCGCGTACCAGTTCAACGATCTTGTCAGCTTTGTCTTTGGTGAGTTTTGTTGGTCTTGCCATGATTGAACGAGAATAGACGATGGTTTTGTACCGGGCAACCACTAAAACTGAAACATTTTTTGCTGACCGTTGATACGTGCGCTGACGCGCTTTTTTGGTGTTTTGTGTGTGTGTTATTGGTGTATTGAGTGGGGTTTAGTTGTTGGTGGATAAGGGTTTTGTGGTGTTGGGTGTGAAGTCGATGAGGTGGAGATACTTGTTTTGTGGTGTGTTGTTTTGGTGTTGTTTTTGTCTAAACCATCTGATTCCGTGTGTCATATTGACTGTTCCGTAGGCTATTGCAGCGATAATGAAGCCGTATTGTTTGGTGGTGTAACCGTAAACGATCCATAAGCATTCGTTGGTGAAAGCCATAAACCATCCATACCATTTCTTTTGTCCAATAGTGAATAAAGCGATAACACCTAGCGTTCCAAGAATGTATGACCACATAAGGTTGTTTACTCTACACCTAGAGGATTTTGGCACTATGCCCTGAAACGGTTTCCCCCGCCACAAAAATTAGGGGCGTTCCTCAACCCGGTAATGGAAATTGTTGGAATCCTCGGTAAGCCATTTTGAGGTGTTCTCTACACCGAACTTGTGGGTGTTGATCTGCCTGTTAATCAGGTTTTGGTCAATTTTGGTGGTGAACGAAGGGTCAAATACGGTGATCCTGTTATTGGGTTGGATCGCATAGTTGCCATCTTCACGTTGTATGAAATGACCACATTTGTGTTGACCGGGGTTTTCGCTATATCCGAAGTTCAGGTAATTCGTTTCCGGGCTGTGCCAATCCAAGGTGAAAAGATAGTTTCCGTAAACCTGTTCGTTATGACGGTTTAGGTATCGCATTCTCATATCTGTCAACTGGCTGAAAACTGTGACTGTGATATTGGGTGAAAATGAGTTCCAAAGCACCAAGTCATAGATATTGGCTTCCGGGGTGTTTTCGGCTGCACAGAACGCATTGATCGGCATTCTCCACCAAATACCACCATCTTCCATCGTGAAATGGAATACAGGGGCGCGGTCAGGGATACTTGCTACCCCAAATATGACACAAGGGAAGTAACGGTCGTGTGAGTCCTGCTGATTGCGTAAAAAGTTCCCCCGCACAAAACACTCGATTGGGGGGATGTTCGCATTCAGTTCAGGCAAGACGGTTTTCCAGTTCCCGGATACGAAGAGCAATATCTTTCATCACACCAGAAGACAAATAAATGCCAACATCCACACCTTCTGGGGCCGAATCTTTCACCGCAATAGCCATCAGCATGTCCTCCAAGGTTTCAGGCATAAACGATCCACCATTGATCGGTTTGCTCATCGGCTTTTCGCATCCTCAAACCAAACAGGATTCACCGCGGCCATATAAGCCAAACTAGACAACGACACGTCGGCTTGGTTGAAAGTAATGATTTTAGTGAAATCCACCCTCAAATCGTTGTAGGCGATTGCATCCATCACATCTGCCACCTGCAAATAGTCACCATCAAGGATTTCGTTCAGATATTCACAGATCTGACCTGCCATCTTGATCTGTTCCTCTACCTCGGTGATGAGTTCGCCTTTCGTCACTTGTCCAACCTCGGCTTAATCATGTCTTCCAAGGCTTCAATGATGTTTGTGATCCGAAGTTCGAGTGCTTCAATTCTTTTCTCTATCGCCTCTAACTGGAGTGCCGGGTTGGGGAAAAACATTCTCCGCGTATCCTCACTCATTGTCTCTATATACAGTTCTTCTTCCATTGCTGTCCTTTCAAGGTGTATTTTCTCTTTCATATTAAACATCAAACCAATCTGTCCAGATTTCGCTTGGATGTAAACCTAACTTGATCGCATACTTGTCAGCTGCCCATTCGCTGATTTGCACATCGTTCTGTATCCACTTGTAAAGGGTGTAACGGCAAGTGTTCAAGTTTTCTGCCATTAAAGCGATTTCATAGTTTGGGCCGAAAAAGGTGATCAGGTCTTTCGCCATGAAATACCTTGTGACCCTACGATTCTTCGTTCTCGTCATCTTCAGCCTTTTCTTCTTCCCACTCACAGAAAGCACACACACCGTCATCGTTGTTCCAAGCTCGGCATGAACAATGTTTGTGAGGATTTTCCCCCGCCAAAATACCGTCAGCAATGTCCTGTTCCACCACCGACATATCTTCGTAAGATCTCCCAAATCTCATAAAAACCCCTTTTTATTTGCTGTTTGTTGCTGGAACTTTCACTTTTTTGTTGATTTCGTTCTTTAACGCGGCAATTGTTTTCATTAGTCGTTCCTCATCCCCTCGACCAACGTACACCTTGCTCAAGAATGATAGGGCGTTCTGTAGGTCGTTGACAGTCATAAAAACCTTCCTTGGTCATGTTGGGGGAGGTGACTCTACCTTTTTCTTTCTGCCCCTCGGTTTCAACGATGGTAACGAAGGACTAATCCACTCTTCACCCCAAATAAGTACCGGGTGCAAACCTAAACGAATCGCATAACGGTCAGCTGCGGTGAAATGGATGTTTCGCTCATTCTTGAGGTACTTATACACAGTTGGCACAGAGCAACCTAAAGTTTCTGCGATTACCTGTGGATCTGGATTGTGTTTCCACCGTTCCATCAAAGGTTTTGGTGAAAGAAAGACTGAGAACTCTGAAACCCTTTTAGTCATTGGTTTTCGTTGGCCGATAGTAAGCCACTCGAACTTGTTTTGAACCTTCGCATGGCTCAAGCCTCCATTCGGTGCGTTTAATCGGTTTTCCTTTCTCATCAACTTCTTGAATGTAATGCTCATACATCCATGTCATAACGCGCTTCATCCGTCTAAATGGTTGATATGGTGCGGAACAGGATCAGTTTCCCCCGGCACAGCCGACTCATAGCGAACAAGCAACTCTTCAGCCATCTCCAACTCCTCTTGTGTCGCCTTACGAAGACTGCGTTCCTGATCTAGTTCGGCTTTCAGGATCGCATACCTCTCAGCAAGCAGCTCGTACTGCCTAAGCAGGGCTTGAGGAAGGGTGGATGTGGCAACTGACATAGTGGGTAAACAGTAGATCACCCTTTAGCGAAGGTCAAGCACCCTCAATCTCGGTACAAGTATTCGTAAAGTTTCACCGCTGACTTGTCGAGGTGGAGTTCCGATACCGATTTCGTGTAACCCAGCCCGGAACAGAACACTTCCCACCAATGCCATCGCATACGCCCAAACAGGGCTTGTGGTATCCCCATTGACTCATACCAAGCCGAAGGCAAACCTGCCGCCTTCAACAGCCCTTTGGGTACAGGGCCGAGAGTCACGGAAATGTGAGTCAGAACGACTGGAACGTGGGGAGCGCGTTCAGCTGCGATCATCAACTGCTCCCAAGGGCAACCGAACGCATCAAGGTCAATAATGTCAAACACCGTTAAATCCATCCCTTTCATGGCTTTACGGTTATCGCCCATAATCACATTCGGGTTCACATATTTGCGTTTCTCAATGCCGACCGTAGTTATCTCAAGGTCTGGTCTTTGGCGTTGGATTTCTTTCCAAACCAAGCCTTGCCCGGCGAAAGCATCCAACACATGCAGTTTCTTTTTGCCTAACTGGTCAATGAGTTCTAAGCGCAACCTAACTTTGGTGCGTAAATGGCTGTTTTCGGTGAAAACCTGTCGCATTAGTTGTTTGCTGAAACGATTTCAACACCCTCGACACCTGCACACGCCTTCTCAATGGCCGCTGTGATTTTGCCTTGGTGTGATGTTGGGGCTTTTACAAGCCAATAGCAGTATTGGAATGGGTCAAGGTTTCGTTTCCGTTTATCGTTCGGTGAGTCCGTTACATCAGCGATGAGTTTGTCTAAATCGTTCGCATCAAACCCTGTGCCAGCAAGGGTGTCGTCAGATATCACATCGCGTAGCAAGCGTGTGAGTTCATCGCTGTCATACACAGCAAAGTCTGATGTGCGGTTGTCTGCCAACAAAATCTTTTTTGCTTGCAAATCGTCAACATCAACGACCATCGCCGGGATCGTGGTCATACCAACTTGTTTGGCCGCCTGCCAACGATGGTTTCCAGCAAGAATCATCATCGTGGACTTCTGAACCACAATTGAGCCATAGAAACCGTTGGTTTTGATTGACTCAGCGATCTTGGCTACGTTGCCCTTACGAGGGTTTGATGGGTGAGGTTTTACGCTTTCAATCGAGAGATCGCATAATTGCCCATGCTGATAGTCCATGTTTGCTCCTTAGTTGGTGGCTCCCTGTGGGTGCGGAAAGGAGAAAACGCGACCCGACAGGGAGAGGGAGTCCACCTGCCATATGACGATCAGGAGTGTATCAGAGAGCCGTATCGTGCGTAAGTGTCGTCAAGGTTGTGGGAAATGTAGATAATCTCTTGATTTTTCACTACAGCCCACTCAACTCCGTGCCAAGTTTTTTCGGTTTCACGCTGCCAAATCTGACAGCCCCCTTCACCATCAATAACCACCCAAGGATTCTCTCCCGGAGTTGTCATCTCAACCATTGGGCGAGAAAGCTTGCGCCTTCGATGCCTACCAGAACGTTCCGCTTCCGTTAGTCCACCCCAAATACCTTCTTCACCTTCTCCAGCTGCGAGACAAGGCTCAATTACAGAACAGGTTTCGCATATGGCTTTTGCGCGAAGTTCCCGGATCTTGCGATCCATATGTTTCTCTTCTTCTGATGGGAAAAACACCTGCGTGTCCTTGCCTCGGCAGGCGGCCTGTTCCATCCATCTCACGCAACGCATGGTACTACTAGCCGTTATTGGGTGCGGAACATGGTACTTTTTTGGCTATGGCCGTAAGACACTACACATATAACCTCACCGCAACGCCACAAGAACTGACTGGCTTGATTTCAACTGATCGCAAGCGACGTATCAGCCTTGTTTTTAACACCGATAAAAACAGCAACGACACAACAATGATCGGTGCATCCACCGTTACGGCAACCGATTTCGGTTTTCACCTTGATGCCGATGAACAATTTGTTCTTGAAGGCTGGTTTACCTCAACTGATCGGTTCTATGCTCGCGCAAAAACCACTACAGCCATTCTGCATGTTTTGGTAGCCGGGGCTTAAAAACCGTAAGCACGATCCATACGATCAACCAAGGACAGAGGGCGATGAGGAGCAGGGGATTCCCATTCCCACACCAATTCTTCTTCCTCACCATCAAGGGCAAGCATTCGTTTCTCAACGATCTCACCCTTGACAACCTTGAGATACATGCCCTCAGGCACTTCCCACACATCAACTAAACCAACATAGGCTTCACGACACGCATCACTCAAGATCTGTTTCGTTGAAGCGAACACCAAAGAACCGTTCCTTGTGTGACCGACCCACAATGGTGAACCATCCAAGCGAGCAAGGTGCATCGTTTTTGGATCATTGGCTTCATACCAACCGATTGCGGCACGACCCCACAGTTCGCCTAAACGGTTGAGATCATCAATGTTGGCGAGCAGTTGAAAGATGGCTTCTGAGTCCACCTGAGCGATTCTTTCCACGCCAAGTGCCTCGAATATCTCATCATCGTTGCTGATGTGGCCGTTGTGAACACCAATGATTCCGGGAACGACAATTGGGTGGTTGTTGTCAGGGTTGGATTTGTCACCTTTGGTCGCATAGCGAGCGTGTAGCAACGCTGTGCGAGTGTATTTGGGGATCAGGCTGATGTTTCTGTCCACGAAACGATCCGCGTTTACAGGTTCTTTTGCGTAAAACAGTTCCACGCCTTCTTCCGTGTTCTCTGACCAAACAGCACCTGTCGCATCACGACCTCGGCTTTGGATTTGACGTAGGAGTTTGTCCGAGAGCAGTCGTGTCCGAATGACACGGTGATCCTTGTCGCTGATACTGAATCCTGCGATACCACACATTGTTATTGACCTCCTGTAAGGGCTACTGCTCTTGCTTTTAGATATTCCTTGTCTGCCTCGGTGAAGAGGTTTTGTTTCGTGTCTAGTGGCTTTACGAGTGTGTCAAGCACACCGAACATTTCGCCACTTTCGTTCTCCAATTCTTTTTCAGCTGCGGTGAAGTCCACGAATGCGATCAGGAACTTGACCCAAGCAGAGATTTTCTTGGCGTTCAAAGAACCTTGGTGCAAACGCACTTCGTAAGTGCCTGCCTTTGGGAATGGCGTGATGTTCAACGATGAGGTTCGGTTGACTTGGGTTCTATCCGGGTCACGACCTGCCAAGATCAGTTGTTGCCATCTTGTTACTTCGGCAGGAACAACCGTCTTGCAGTAAGCGTTTGTCCAACGGCTACGAGAAACGAAGTGTTTGATCATGGTTTCGTTTGCGTACCATCGACCCACAAGTTCTGCTCGTTGCTCTTTGGTCATATCGCGAACACCGAGGTGAACATGAAGACCGCAACTTCTGCTAACTCCACCACCTGCCTCTTTGATCGCTTTCATCACCTTTTTGATTTGAGCGAAACCATCTTCGCCTTGAAGAATTGGTGAGATCACTTCGCCACCTGTGTAAACAGAACCGTCACGCTCAACTTTCCATTCCGTGTAACCACTCACTTGTGCGTTGCAGGTTTCGCAAACTCTTCCGTGATACGGAAGCACGTGAATGTGTTGAACACCGAGAGCGAGAGCAACTTTTTCTGCCACGATACGGCGATCCATGTTGACATATTCAATTTCAACACCGAAGGTGCGAAGCGAAGTTTGTTGAACTTGTGGGTTCAAGATTCTTTGTACTGCACTTGGTTGAACGTTGAATCGGCGTTGCGCGGCTAAACGACCTGCCTGTGATCTGCGAGGGTTTGGTGCAGTCAATGGTGGCAGGTTGTTTACTCTTGCGTGGCGTGAAGCCGAGAGGCGAGCGGTTGACTCGTTGTTGAATTGAAGTACTTGGGTGATGAACGCCCAAGATTCTCCTGAAATAACTCTGAGGTGATAAGCCTCTCTGTCACGATCCACTTGGGTAAGTGGTCTTGCTGGTGAGATTGTCGGCATCTCATTCCTTTCTGTAAGACTCCCTTGCCTTACATATAGAAGTATAGGGGCGAAACTAGCCCTAGGTCAAGTCAGCCATTTCTATGTGGAAAATCTTGCCCTCGGCAACCAGCCTCTCAAACGACCTTGGGGCGACCTTGTAATACAAGGAAAGCGACCAAGCCCTCGCATCAGGTTCTACGTCGGTTTCGCGACCTGAGAAGCCTTTGGCTTTGTTGTGCCGTTGAAGAGCGTGGCGAAACTCATGGATCACGGTCACCATTGAAGGCTTGCTCATATGAATGGTGTTGCTTGGTAAATGGTAATAACCGCTTCCAGCTGCGACTCCCTCAATGATCACAGGCATTGGAATGTCATATTCGAGCGAGGCTTTCTGTACCCATTCCTGCATTTTGATCCACTTCCGGGAATCATTGCACCTGCCCCAATCTTTCATCATCACCTTCGTGATGGCGAGTGTGTTGGGCTTAAAGTTGTTGAACTTTTTGTGATATCTCATTGGTGATCATCACAGTTGCAGTCAGGTTCACACACATTTTGCGCGAACTCTTCCAATACGGACATTAAAAGCATTTGTTGCTCTTGTTCTTCTTCAGTCATTATTTCACTCCGATCACTTTTGAATTGATTATGACACCTTCGTGCATCACAAGGTTGGCGTAATAGGTTTTCTTACCATTTGGCCGCTTCACCGAGGCGCAATGAGTCCAACCGTTTCGTTGGTGCATCCAATCTGCTTCAACTAATTGAAGCAACTCCCAATCTTGACCGTCTTCGTTAAACATTATTTTTTCCCCTCCATTTCCAATGCTTCCGCATATTCTTCTTCTGTCGTGGTAATAGTTCCACAAAGGATCAGAATGGCTCTTTCAAATTGCAATTCGCCATCTCGCACTAAACATTGATGTGCAGGTCTAAAACTTTTGATACCGCGGCCACTTTCACCAACTACTTCAACCGCTTCATCGTAAGTGAGATACCACTTCCCGGATTTGGATTGTCTCCAAACAAGGTCGTTTCTGCCACACCTTTTGCAAGTGACCGATTTTGCCATTTTCCTCCTCTGTCAGACTCCCTGCCTGACAAGACGAGTATAGGGGCGAAACTAGCCCTAGGTCAAGTAGCCCTAGATTTGCGCTCGAACATTGGCGTTCAGGGTTCTCAACGCATCAACCGACGTGCGAAGCGACAACAATTTTTCCCTCTTCGCCTTTACCAAAGCCTCAGCGATCTTGAACTGATACATCGTGTCCGACATAGCCAAATCTGCAACTGCTTCCCGGTTACGAATAGAACCCTCAGCCTGAAGATATGCCTTCGCCCACATCGCTTTGTGTGTTGCCTCGGTTTCAGCTGCTCTTTGAGCAAGAACTTCAAACTCTTCTGTGTCGGCTTCCAAGTTGGAAAGCAGACGCATGATCTCTTCTTCTATCTGTCCTTGTGTGATTGGGCCGTTTCTCATTCTTCCGGGTGCTTTCGTAGATCTGCGAATAATGCTTGATCCGTGACACCACAAGCATCAGCGATCTGACGATAAGGAACTCGTTTCTCGCGCAAACGCCGAACAACTTTTCGCCGCTGTTTGCCTAGGCGCACAACTGACTGTTGGTGTTCTCGCATCATCTGTGTGAGTAAACGACATTTCTCTAAATCGTCTTGTTCGCTTTCATGCTTAATGGTGTCATCGTTGATAACAATGTTTGGTTCCATAACCCCTCCGACCGTGTTGGGCCGATTATAGGGGGGTAGTGTTACGCCTCTAGCGAGCGAAGATATGCGTCACCTTTGGCGGTGATTTTGCAGATTCTTTGCAGTTCACCTGCCGTAGATTTAGCAAAATCTCCTGTTGGAACGATAAAGCCCATCGCACGTAGTTCTGAGCAACGCTTCCAGTAACAGCAACGAGGTTTCAGAGCAAGCCCGGTGAACATTCCTACCTCTTCATCGGTGAAGCCTCGACCGCTACCGAAAGCTTTGAGAATGATTACCTGTTGCGATGGTGAGCGTTTGACCGCACCTTTCGCTGCTTTCTTGCTAGTGACTGGATCAGAGTTTCTGAAGAGCGGAATGATTGTCGCATTCACTTCTTCTTTCTTTCCCCCTAATCCGTTAGATGGATGGAATAGTTGTCCTTGTTCCCGGTTCATAAAGTTCTCCTTCAACTTTTATGGTGATTTTGTTTTCCTTTTGTCTTGATGGCGCATGAAATGAGATCGTTGTTACGTGATCTCCTGTGTCATCAGGAAACAAATTAGCATCAACCATTCCGTCAATCGCTGCTTTTACTGCTGGCATACAGGCTGCGGTGTCCTGTAATCGCCCCTTTAGTTCAAGGGTGACCTCGACTGTTGCATCTGTAAGGGTGGTGTTTGGGCTGAGGGTGGCGAAATGTTCTCTCCACATTTTTGTGTTCTTGGCTCGTTCCCAACGGTTGCCTGCTCGTTCCGCGTTCACAGTCCAAGGTCGCATCCACACCTCAAAGGTGAACACCTGCCTGTAACCACTTGTTGAGGCTGTCACCTTGGATTCCATTGACCAAGACTACTTTTCAGGTTTGCGTAGCAAGCCTTTACTCATCGCCTCTGCCGGGTTCGCATGAACATATTGGTGACATGCCGTGCATAAAGCCAAAAGGTTTGAAGGATCGTGGCCGCCACCTTGAGATCGGCGCAACACATGATGCACGGCTTCTGCTTGTCCAGTACACACCTGTAACCGTGCTTCGCATACGCCTTGGCTTCGTTCGGCCACCACTTTCCGGGATTTAACTAAAGCCCCATCGGTTTTGACACGTCGCTTTATTGGCTTGCGTTTGATCGGTTTCTGTGACCTTTTGAGAGGTGTGCGCTTGAGAGGCTTTTTAGGCTTCAAGTTCGATGGTGGCTTTCCCTTGCTCCAACGCATCGTTAGCAGTTGCCACAAGTTCCTTCAACACTTCTCGATCTAACGACTTCGCCATACTGTCGTACATCCTGAGGAAGTTTGAGCGAAGCACATCAACATTCTCCGACATACAGATATCACGCCAACCAATTGCCTTCACAACAGCCTCTGTGGTCGCATGAGAGAACTCAGGAACGCCGCTACGGCCCTTCTCGCTTACTTGCCGTAAAACATCCTGCCAAGCCATTGCAGGGGCTGGAGATACCGCCCCGGATATTCGAGCGACCGCGTTGAGGATCTGTGCAGGGGAAGGGAAGAACTCTGATTCTCGGACTATCTCTTTTGCCGCAACCATCACATCCGGGGCAGGCAAACCGCTCAGAACATCGTGGAAAACTATCGCCGTTTGTTTCGTAACCTTCGCATTAGGAAAAGCCGCAGCCAAATAACCCAAAACTTCTGCTGTTTCATGTTTGTTCACAACTCCTCCAAAAAGTCTCTAATTCCATCAAATCCACGTGGCTCATTCTGCTGTCTTTCGCGTTGAGCCTGCAAACGCATCGTGTCGTACTTCGCTCTTAGTTTTCCCGGAGACAAAATGTTCGCTTTCCAGAAATCGTTTTGCTGTGACCACCGAATACACGCCTCAACCTGCTGTGATGTTCGCCCATCAAGGCGCAAGATCTTGTCCATGTCGTGAACCCACTTCTCGGTGATGTTGGGTGACTTGCATCCGTTGAGAACCATCAAGCTTGAGAGCAAATGGCAAAGCCGTGAGGCTTCTGACATGTTTCCTATGTACGGTTCTTTTACGGTTATGTACGGTTTGGGTGCATCTCCTGCACCCCGTTCTGTCGTCATATGCACCCCGTTCGGTATGACATGCACCCCGTTAGTGTCGTCAAATGCACCCCGTTCATCAACGACCTGCTCCTCCTGCACCTCGTTACGAAGACCCAAAGCCAAGTTCCAACCTTGCGGCCTACGGTCATGTCGAGGGATATGAGCTGCCACTATCCGAGGATCGCATCGGTAAATGACACCAAGTTCTTCCAATTCATCCAACTTCAGGCGTATGGCGCGTTCAGACAGCAACGTGTACCGCTGGATCGTGCCAACGGAAGGAAAAGCTGCCGTACCATCAGGGCGAGCATGATTAGCAAGGGCAAGCAACACTAACTTTTGGGTGGGCGATTTACAGGGTGCGTGATTTAACGCCCACGAATACGCCTCAACACTCACAAAAACCCATATCTAAAGCCTCAGAACGAAAAAGTAGAGCGAAATCTAGTGCGAAATAAAGAGCCGAGACTGGCGAATCCGACAAACACCAGCCCCGGCTCACTTCCTGAAACTTACCTTCCGATCAAAAAGGCTCTTCTTCAGGAAGCATCTCAACGATTGGCTGAGGGTTCATCAACGAATCAATGACCTGCGAAGCCTCTCGACTGTTCATATCTTTGGCCGTACTCAACGCATGACCAACGATCCCTGCACAATAGCCAACCACATCGCTGATCTGGTTATCTTTTGCCAACTTGTTGATCAAGAACACCTGCTTCTCTGAAACAGGGTTGCCTGCTGATGCCTGCTTTGCCGTAGGGCGAGCTACAGACGCATTAGAAGGCTGCTGAGGCTGAGTTGGGGCATTTACTACCGTGCTTCCCGGAAAGGACTTCGTAACCGTCTGTACCGTCACTCCACCGCTACCGCTGTCCTGCTTTGACCAGAGATTGAGCGCAATTCCGAAACGCATCGAACCGTTGCGTAATAGATCGCCAATGAGCTCCTTCTCATAATCAGCCTTATCTGCCCTTGCAGAACCAACACAGATCATGGATTTGCCAAGCAGGGTTAGTTTCCCCCACATCGTTGCCATACCGTTTTCAATGTGAATGGCAGGCCGCCCATTGATCCATTCAATCGGTTCCCATGACCATCCGCTGTCCACTTGAATGAGAATGCGTGTGATTTCCGAATGTGATACGTAACTGAGATTTACGCCATTCCGGGGGATCGTTCCCACGATCTTTGGATCTGGTGACGCATACTCGTCAAGCACCGCCCTCAACAATTGACCATTTAACTCTTCACTCATCTTTTCCTCCGTTTAACATCCGCATCGTGCGGAATGGGTTTCCTTGTTTCATGTATTGCTTTACTAAATCAGGGTGAGCCTCTTTCAAGGCTTTCGTGTCCAAACTTTCACGACCAGCCATTTGTTTCCAAGAAACTACACGCTTGCCGTGCAACAACCCAACCTCGTTGTCCAACAACATTCGAGCCAACGCATCCTTCGCCTGCTTTTCCTGAGCCTCGCCTTGAGCCTTCAACTCGCGCCCAACTTCAAGCAACTGCAAAAAGGTTTCAGCCTCAGCAGGCAACTCAATCGTTGTCTTGGCCGCCGGGAACATTGAAGCAATGTCATCAGCACTCAAATCCTGAATCAACTCATCAGACAGAGGCTCTTTATTGTCAATCATTTTGCCAATACGTTCCGCTTCAGCATCAATCGCATCCGCTAAACCATTGTCAAAAGGCATTTCAACGACCGTAAAGTTCTGTCGCTTATCAAACACACCGAAGAACACAGGACAGCCAACGATTTTGGACTGCATATGCCCTTGGGCGATCCATTCCTGAGGCAAATCAGAACCAGAGTTGATCGTGTACTTGCCTGTCACCTTGATTTCTCCGATGAACTCAGGCTTTTCTACCGAAGCAACTGGAACAGCATCAAGCGAACCAACCCATCGACCACCTGTGTAAACCACTTCCGGGGTCACCAAAGCAGTACCAAGCCTCAACCCCATCTCCTCAACAAGCAAAGGCTCCATCAGGTTGCCTTTACGCATCGCCCAACTTTCCTCAACCACAACAGGTGAAGTCAGTTTCTCCATATACAACTGTGCGCGACTCTTGTAAGGACTTACGCCCATCAAAGCTGACGCATCAGAGTAACCAAAAACGGCTTCCCCTTCCTCGTTTCTGAACCTATCCCACAGCCATTCGGCTGAACCATGTTTATGTTTCGGTTTTGTTTTCATATCTCCCTATTCTCCTCTAGGGGTGTCACAGAGTTAAAGCTGCTCCACCTGCCATATTTGTTTTGCGATCCACTTTGCCACCGGGGTAGCAACTCCATTTCCACACATTTTGTATCTGTGGGTATCCGACATTGGCGAACCATCAGCCTTGAAAGCCGTATGGTGCAACGGCCATCCCATCAGTAACTCGCATTCTGAAGGCGTAAGGCGACGTACCGCCATCTGTGGCTCACCATCATGTAACTGAATATGAGGCTCGTTATCTCCACGCTTAGATTCCGCTCGAAGAGTAGGAACTGTTCCTTCCCAAACACCGCCACCTAAACGCACCATCGTTCCGGGTTGAAACACCGTTGGCTCATCAACGGGCTGTGCCACGAAATCGCTGCTATCACGACCAACCCTTAACGAGCGATGAATCCCGGAATCATCAAGTTTCTGGTTATATCCGTCATACACCACAGGCTCAGTAATGAACATTTGGGCATGGTGCGACTGTGGGCTTGGCCGTAAACCAGTCAACGCATTAGCCGTATCTAATTCTGTAGCCGAGAAAGTGTTTGCCTTAGCGTCTTCACGAACCGAATAAGCGACTGAAGGTGACTGTTGGCTTGCTTTCAATGTTGGTGAGCAGTCCTCGGTGACGTTCGCATTAGAACCAAACTGTGTATCAAAAGCCAAAGGAACAGCAACCATCGGCGTGTTACCGCCACCTGTACCCATCTTCGCTGACAAGGTTTGAGTAACCCCATCTTTTGAAATCCGCGCACCATCACGATAAGAGTTTTCAAACAGGACAGTCGCATCCTCAACAATGGCAATGCCACCTTGATTCAGACTTGGATCAGGCTTCCAAGTATCCAAAGTTTTAGCCACATCAACCTCGTTTACGCCGCTATCCGGGTTAGAGGATTTCATTGAGTTAGACGACAAAGAATCAAACGCATAGACAGTTTGCTCAACAATTACATGAGCCGAATCTGTTGTCTCTGTTCCCCTCGGCCCAGAACCACTCTTTGCGGTCAAAGGGCCGACAGTATCCGAATAAATAACAGCGGTTGTTGTCCGAGTGTCTCCCACATCAAACGCATTCAATGTCGGAGAAACCTCACCTTCAATCCAAGTCTCATCGTCAGTAGCTGACTGCGCTCGGCGCGACTTCACAAACAGCGATGGATTTTCTTCAATGACCGCTTGAAGACGTTGCTTATCAGGCATTCTTTGTAGATCCGATGTGGTGGTCAGCGAATCCGCTACTTGTCCACCGTTCCACCATTCACTTGATCCCTCTCTTCCGGGGGCAACAATTCCACTCTCATCTCCAACGCCTTCTGTAAGCGTTCTGGCAGAACCTTTCCTCTTCGGTTTGCCCTTCTCAAAATGCCTTGGCAAGCTTTCGGAGACAGGTAATAACGGGTCGGGACACTTTGCGGCGGTTGCAGGATCGAACTGAGAGATGAGCCAAATGCGTCTTCTGCGTTGGGGGATTCCGAAAAAGCGCGCATCCAACATAGCGTATTCTTGGAGAACCGCCCCTGCTTCTGCCATTTCATTGATGACTGTTGCAAAATCTCTTCCATTGTTAGAAGTGATTGCTCCTGCGACGTTTTCCCAAACTGTCCATCGGGGAAAAGCTCCATTTGTGACATAACGCATCTCCTTGATAATTCGTACTGCTTCGTGAAATAAACCTGATCGTGAACCTTCCAACCCGGCGCGCTTTCCAGCAACTGAGAGGTCTTGGCACGGGCTGCCAAAAATTATGATATCTACAGGCGGTAAAAACTTTCCGTCAACAGCAGAAATGTCACCCCACTTTTGAACATCAGGCCAATGCCTATCTAACACGCTTCGACAGTTCTTATCCCACTCCACTTGGAACTTGCATTCCGCGTAAGGGTCAAAACCCATATCAAAACCGCCCACCCCGGAAAAGAGGCTGCCGTACGTTAGTTGTTTCATCATTTCCTCCCAAAAGGTTCCCTCACACTAATGAAGCACTCAACCCAAGTCAAGGATTACTTAAAAGTTTTGTTTCCTTGATCATTGCAACCGGGATCGCCAACAGGTGATCATACGCATCGTCATCGTTAAACGACTGTGCAAGAACCACATGATCTGGTTTCCCACCTTCAAGCATCCAACCAACCGAACTAACTACACACGGCTCTTCCGCTATCGGCAGCGAAATCCACGATTCAGAGATCGCATGAGCATCATGCCACGTAACCATAACAATTGGGTGTTTCATAGAACCGCCATATCCGACCAGCCTTTAGGGTCATGTTTTCCGACCAAGAAAGTCAAAGTACCCGGCGTACTCCAATTTCCTGTCATATCTGTGTACCACTTAGAACCACCGTCATTGGAAGGGCATTGAAATCTGTACCAAGGCCCAAAATCCTGTACCTGAAGGTGATGCCTGTGAGCAGTCACCCAAATATCAGGTTCACGACCTTCCTCACGCAAAATCCTGATGGATTGACCGCGCAACCATTCGACCTCTTTGCCGCTGATCTTATGACCGTGTGTAAAAGCGACTTTCACCCCGGATAGCTCTGAGGTGGTTACAAACTCATCGTGAGGGATAGTCCAACGCATGTTCTCTACCTCAGGCCGCCCATCCAACACTCGTTGCAGGGCATCAGTAAGGAAACCACCAGCATTGTCGGAATCCGAGGTAACAGATTTACCGTTCCTTCGCATCCACTCACCGTGATTACAAAGCACCGAAATGAACTCCGACCGTTCGGCAAGGGGGGCTAACTGACGTACGCCTTGCGCCCAAAGGTCAAGAGCCAAAAGCAACTGTTGGCGTTGAGTGAGTTCAACCGTAAACAACTGACTGGCATAGTTACCATCACAGCCCTCCACCGGGTCACCCATATTGACAATGGCAATGTTTTCAATGTTGCGACCAAGCTTGCGAAGTTCCTTAATCCGGGCAACAGTCGCATTCACTCCATCCAAAATCCGCTCAACTGCACCTTCCGTGCCGCCACCAGCAGACTTACCGATCTGCTGATCAGCCCAACAAACCACCAAAGTAGAACCAACAGCAGGGCTTTCCACAACAGTCCGTGCAATCGGCTTCCATTTAGCCACATACTTCCTGATCTCCTCAATCTCCGCGTCAGGCAACGCATCAACGCTCTTCCTACGAAACTTCGCTCGATACGAATACAGCCAAATCAGGTCACGATCACCGTTCTCAAGGCGTTTAGACGACTGCCATTTAGACATACGAACCGTGTCATCAGCGACCTCAAATACATCAGGATCAAGCCCAAAAGACCGCAAAACACTATTCCAGTCACCCGTCAGCTGCGTAGGCATAGCCCCGGTAGAAAGTTCACCACCGTCTAATTCAACGGTCGCCCAAGCTTTCGCATCAGGGTTTGGTGACTCTGCTTCTAACTCGTCAAGAAACTTTGACACTATGTTTCCACCTTGAAATACCACTACGCGACACTTCGTAACCCATCTTCCTCAACGCCCTTTCAATAGCACCAGCAGAAACCTTGGGATCATGTATCGCATCAACTAGATCCTGAAATGACTCAGGCTCCATTAACTGTCTAAGCCGATCTTCCGTACTCAAAGAACCGTTGTTCTCTAGAGCATCCTTAAAACGCATCATTTCAGCCATAAATCTCTCCCCAAGATTGGTTGAGAAAACTCTACATCACACCTTTAGCGTGATCGGTGATATGGCTATCAATCTTGTGTTCCACACGTTCCATACCATCAGCAAGGCGATCCAACGAACTTATGACCATCGCATGATCATCCTTGTTTTCACCCCGGAGCATTACAAGAAGCGTAGTAAGCACCCCGCCAACGACAGTAACGAGTGCGGCGATAACCGCTCCCCAATCCACATCACGCCCCAGCCTGCTTGGAAGCCACAAAAGCGGCCACATCAGGCGTAGGAGTAGCAACAACCATACGAATATGCCAAGGCTCCTCAGGGAGAACTTCCCAAGAGAAACCGAATCGAGCAATGTTCGCTTTCATCCAGTTCAAGATCTTCCCGTTCGCATTAGCCACATCAACAGCGATGCCGAGCATATGGCGACTGCACTTCGTTGGATCGTCTTCCGGGGCTGCCAAAGGAGCCATTCCGGGCTTCAAAAACCATTTCTTACCCTGATAGGTACGCGTCTTGCCAGTACCAGTATCGGTTTGGCTGTAGCGTTGCAAAAATCCTTTGAGTTGCTGGTCAATACTGCGGAATGTGTCGCCTGCTGACGTCGGTTTGAGAACAATTCCTTCAGCCTTAGCTGCAGCGACCATCGCATCCCAAGCGTCTGCACAACACTTCTCCAGCATTCCACCGCCATCTACCTTGCGGAGCATATCTTTGGTGATCTGGGAAGGCTTTTTGCCCTTCACATGGGCGCAAAACTTGATCGGGGTGACAAACATTTCGCTCATTCTGTTTCCTCTGCTTCAATCGCATCGTTTTTCTCGCGCTTTCCCCCGGTAGAAATCATCAAACCAGCCAAAGTGCCTGTAATAAAAGTCGCTACAGACGACAAAACACCAAAAAACATCTTGTCATTTTCGGCCTGAACACCAATCGGCTGCGTCACGAATACGAGTGCATACAAAATAAAGGTGGTCGTGATCAGCAAAACACCCCCAAGAATGCAACCAACAACGAACTTCAGTCGAGCATCCAACTCTTCAGGGCTTAAACGGGTCTTTTTCATGGCAAAACAATCGTTTCTTCAGTAATGGTTTCATTCGGGTCAAAGCCAATAATGTCCGACGTACAAGTACCAGACACCTTGCATTGAGGCTCAACGCATTCCGGGGCTTCCCAATTGGCAGGGTCTTGGCATTCATAACGGTAACCACCGTCATAACCACACCCCGCCAATACGAGAAACAGCGCGAAAA